CTCGGAGCGCGCCGCCGCGAGCTCCCACGCCGACGGACCGCCCTGGACCGACGGGTTGCTGCCCTGCGAGGTGTCCGCTTGATCGATCAGGTCGCAGAGGCGCGATGCGGTCGTGAGCGACGTACCCGCCGTCGAGCCGACGCGCGTCTGCGTCTCCCAGTCGGTCAGACGACGGTTGAATGCGCTGTTCGTCTCGCCTGCGCGCTGCGTAGGACGCGCGCCGAGTGCGGCCTGCGTCACGCCGCTCGTGAGCGCGCCCGCCGTGGAAGTGAGGATCGAGCAGATCTCTCGATCGGTCGCACCGAGTCCGCCACCGCCGATCCCGGCCGGACGAATCCCCATGCGAGCGAACATGTTGTAGTCGAGCTGTCGTGCGGAGGCCATACCGGGTCTCACCACCTTGCCGAGCGCAGCGCGATAGCCACTGCCGCTCAAAACAGGACGCACACCACCGAGGCCGTTGTTGCTCCGGTCGTACGCCTTGAATCGATTCTGCCGAGGGAACGTGACGTCCCCGTAGAAGCCGTAGTCGGACCAGCCGTACATCATTTCACCTGTGGCTCATCTTCGTGGGCCGAACGCGCATGACCTGCTGAACCTGCCGGCCCATCACGTCCGCGGCATTGCGCGAGCGCGAGACGATCTGCCGGGGATCCGCTTGTGCGAATGGATCTTGAAGCGCCTGCGCGACGCGGTAGACCGCAGCAGGCATGCCGTTGCCCTTCGGGTAGTACGCGATCTGCCGAGCGTCGAAAGTCTGCTGTCCTGCACCATGCGCTTCAGCGCGATGGATCGCAGGCCAGTTCGGCGTGAGCGGCGTGTTGATCGGAAGGATCGTCCGCGCCTCGGTCTCGTTGAGCGGCATCCCGGCGGCGTGCTTGTACGCAGCGCGCTCCTGGATGTCGCGGAACTGCTTCTGTCCCTCCGAGAGAGCGCGCATGCCCGTCATGGGATCGGAGTACGGGTGCCAGCACGACGAAAGGAAGTACGTGCCGTGCGAGATCCCGTTCCCGCTGTTCGGTGCAGGGTTCGCGAGAGCGTTGTCGAACGAGACGCGGTCCTGCTTCGGGAACGCGTGCGTACGCGCTCCGAGAATCCACGGCAACGTACGGAACTGCACGGGCACCTGAATCGGCGTCCCGTACGGACCAGGCGCGAAGGTGCGCCGTCGCATGAACATGCTGTGTCCGAACATCAGCGCCTCTTCTTTCGCATCGGGCCCGGATCCCAAGCCCACATCAACCACGCACCGACCCCGACGAGCGAAACGATCGAGCCCACCTTCATCACGTTGATGAAGAGCGTCGCGTTGTGAAGCGTGGCCTCGTCTTGGTCCATCACTTCACCAACCAGAAGTCTTGCCGCGCTGCGGGCGAGGAGAACTCCCAGCCTGCTCGCTTGCCCTTCTCGGTCGCATCAAGCGCGACCCAGCCGCCGCGACGCGTCTTGATCACGGGATAGATGTGATCCCACGTGTCCCCGTGTACCGAGATGACGCGCGCGATCGATCGATAGCCGATCGCGCCTGCGAGCGACCCGAAGAGGATGCAGAAGTCGTCGCAGTCCCCGCCGCCCGCCTCGAGCGTCGCGCGAAGCGTCTGGTAGGTGTCCTCGCCCGCAGCGTCCTGAAGGTAACGCACGTTGAGCACGCCGAAGTTCCAGAGCTGCGTCAGCTCGCACATGTCGTCGCGCTGCTCACAGAGCGTCTGCGCCGACGCCCAGTCCGCTGCGCCGCGGTAATAACGACCGTGGTACGGAACGCCCGGGACGAACGAACCTGGCCCGACCTGCACGCGATCGAACGCACCCGAGACGATCGCTACTGCGAGCGAACGCGTCTCCGGATCGGCCATCGAGATCTCGACCTGCCGACGGATCAGCTCGATGTGGTTGACCAGGCTGTCGCCAGTCTCCCACGTCTGCGATCGTCCCTGGCTCCCGCGAGCCATCGAACGAAGTCGACCCAGATCGGACACCGCGGCCTCCGCCTTGGCTTAGGGCAGGCCGAGGACACACCACCTAGGCGCACAGTACTCCCAGTCGAGCTCGGAGACAACCAAAAGGAACGCCGCGTCGAAGGGTGGCCGACGCGGCGTTCAGAATCGGGCCTTTGGTTGGTTGGAAGGCGGCCCTGGCTGAAAGAAGGGTGCGGATCAGTGAGAGACGTACCACACGCGCACACGATCAGCAACGGCTGATTCGCCTGACGGTCTTCCTTGCGAAAGCTGCCGTGTAGTCGTAGAACGGTCTTCGGTTGGGAAGGTAGGTCGGCTGATGGATCGTCAAGGGTGGATCCGTGGCGAAGCTTACTGACGAGCTTCGAAACTGCCTGCCGGAGAGCGGGCCAATCCGAGAATACGTCGAATGGGCGGCGCCGCTCTCGCATGCGCCCCCGACGATGCACCTCGCAGCGATCCTCCCGCTCGCAGGCTACGAGCTCTGTCGGCGCGGAGTGACGCTCGGTGACACGTTCGGCTCACCGCGCGTCTGGTTCGGCGTTGTCGCACCGAGCTCGGTCGGCAAGACGAGTACGCTCGGGGCGGTCCGCAAGTTCTCCGAGGCGTTCTACAAGGACCGCTTCCGCGACGGCGCGCAGCCTAAGCCGTGGGTGAGCCTCGAAGGATCACTCCCCGGCGTCATTCATGCGATCTCGACGTTGACGGACGAGCGCGGGCGTACCGCGGGGATCCTCTACCACAACGAGTTCTCGAAGGTCGTCCGTCTCGATGACGTCGTCGAGCCGCTGAACGAGATCTACGACGGGCGCGACTACACGCGGAACCTTCGCTATCTCCAGAAGGCTGCTGAGATCGGGCAGAGCAACTCGCAGGCGCAGATCAAGAACCCCGCCTTCTCTGCCGTCGTGACGACGACGCCGCGGGCGTTCGAGCGCGTGATCAAGCCAGAGATTCTCGAGGGCGGCTTGTTCGTCCGCTTCCTTTGGCTTCACGAACAGATCAGCCCGGGCGATCTTCAGCCTCGCAGGCTGAAGGATGACCTCGGCCTCGCGCGCGTCCTATGGACTTGGGACAACTGGTTCGGGCTGCTCGAAGCGGCACGCCTTCGTGGCATGCGTCCGATCGTCGAGTTCGCGCCAGAGGCGACGTACTGGCTCGACAACGTCTTCTTCGAGCTCCTGCGTGGCCGTATCGCGAAGGAAGACGTTGAAGCGGGACTCGCACTCCGCGCCCCCGAGCACGCGCAGCATATCGCAGCGATCTACGCCGCGAGTCGCGGCTCGTTCCTCGTGGACGACCCAAATGATGCGCAAGCGCCGCCATACGTCTACGTGACGGTCAACGACGTGATCCGTGCGGCGAACCTCGTCACACGCTGCTTCTACCGCGGTACAGCGCTCGGGGTTCAGCTCGGGCTCCCACACATGCAGCAAAGTGAGAAGGTCGCACGCGCAATCGAAGCGGTGAAAGCCGCGGGCCTCCTCGGCTGCACGCGCAGCCAGATCCATCGGGTTTTCTCGGGGAACCTGGGCCGCGGTGAGATCGACGAGCTCGTAGCAACACTCGTCGATCTTGGCGCTGCGGTAGAAGAGACGGCCTCTACAGGTCGGCCCGGACGTCCACGCAAGACCGTGTTCAGCATGGAAGCGTGGTTCATCCTCGAAGCGAAGAAGAACAAGCCTAACTAGCGTTATTTAGCGCTCCGCTGTTCTTCTGCTGTTCTTCCTTATTAGCGCGAGGCATTTGTCTCGTGTTGTTTAGCATTTTTTCGACGCGACGAGAAATCGATTTCGCCAACGATATCAACTAGTTAGGTATTGTTTCATTATTTCGTGGTCGAGGGTGGGGGATCCCCCGGGGAGGGGTTAGCGAGCTCGCTAAAATAAGAAGACCACCTCGCTAAATAAGAAGACCACTGTGGCTAACAGTCTCACTCGGGTCCGGCGAGGGGGGTGGCAAGAGAATAAGATATATAAGAAAAAAAGATTTCTTACATATGTATATATATGAAACCACTCAGCTTTTAGCGCTCGTTATTTTCTCGTGCATTACCTCGTACAACGGCGTATTTGAGCCTCCGCACCTCGCCCCGCTGTCTTCATCCGCCTGGCGGCCAAACGTGCCTCCTGAAGGCGTATACTGCGAGCACGAGGCCTTCATTGGACGCAGTGACCCTCGCCAAGCGCCGCCAACGCGTCCTATTGCGACGCGTTAGCGTAAGTGTGGCTAACAGTCTCGCCTCTTATTACGCGTAAGACTACGTGAGGCTAATAGCCATACGCCTTAGCCGAACCTTAGCTGCGCATTAGCGAACGCTTAGCGTACGTGGCTATTAGTCACGCGCGCGTAAGAAGCAGTCGCGCGTAGCGACTTCCGCCCTATGCGCGCTCGACTTCTTCCTAAGCGGCACGCTGCGCGCTTCTCGCGTCCACGGATCGACGTGTTCGCACGTAGCCATCGAGGACCGAGCGTACCCACGCGCCCGCCGTGTCGGACATGTAGGTGCAAAACGTACATTCCCATCTGTGTGCAAAGGTTGTAGTACAGCGAAAGGAAGTCTCGGCGCACATGGCGGCGCCTCATCTCGGTTGTCCGAATGTCTCAAGGAGATACGCTGTGAGCATCCTCGATCGCCTCCGCTCCGGAGTGCGCCGTACGGCGGAGTCCGTGGTCAGACTCCCTGTCGTAGGCCAAAAGGTCATAGAAGACCCACGCTTGGAGCGTCTTGCCGCAGAGCAGGGCCTCGTCCCGAAGCGCTGCGGGCTCTGCAAGCACTTCAGCAAAGGCCTCTGGAACGAGGCGATGCGGATCAACCCGTCCTTTGCCAAGGCGACGATGCACCTCGAGCCGACGCAGATGGGGATCGCCGGACACGACAACCCGGCGACGGCGCACGGATCGTCCGCGGCACGGGAGCTCCGGCCGTCTCTTGCCCGCAAATGGGAGGACTACGGCGGGTGCCTGAAGCACATCGGCGGAGGCGCGTCGGGGATCTGGGCGTTCGAGGAGCAGCCTCCGATGCCCCGGCCGACGGACAAGCCCTGCGAGGATTGGACGTGATGTGGGAGTACGCCGAGGACTTCGCGAAGCAGGCGAACTGGTGGGGCGGTCTCCTGAACAAGTACGGCGAGGACGGGTGGGAACTCGTTGCCGTCGTGCCTGATGACAACGAAGACTTCCGTCTGATCTTCAAGCGGCAGGTAGAAGACGATGGCTGACAAAGACCGGGATGTGGTCGACGAGGAAGATGCGGTCGCGCGTGACAACGCCGGGCAGGCTGCGGGGCTTCCTCTCCAGTGGCAGAACGGCGCCGGTGAAGGCGTGGGTCAACAGCGCATGATCCAGAAGCCGACGCTCAAGCAGGTCGAGCAGTTCACACGAGCGCAGGTGCGGACGTGCGGTAGTTGTAAGCACTTCCGCAACAACCACTTCCGACAGATCGCAGGACGCTTCATGGCGAAGCTGATCCACGAGTATCAGTGGAACCCGAAGTACATCGGCGATCGTCCGGAGAATATGGGTCGCTGCGCCGAGGACGAGTCGCTCGCTGTTGGGCCGAACAGTCTGGCATGCAGCCACTACAACCCGAAGTGAGGGCGTGATGGTGAAAGCAAACGGTGGCGGCAAGTACGACGAACAGCTCCTCGAGCTCTGGGTCGAGGGCGGCGATCCCGATGACATCCATCAGTTCATTCTCGAGTCGCGAGACGAGCTAACGATCGATCAACTCAACACGCTGCTCTCACAGTGTGCGAAGCCTGCGAAGGTTCGTGTTGTCGAAGACGACGAGGATTGATCCGATGATCAAGGACGAAGATCTTCCGACGATCGAAGCGGAGATCGAAGCGGTCGATTGCAATCCGAAGAACAAGGCGGAGCACGACTGCACGCTCATCTACTTCATGCTCGAGGCCGATGGAGAGCCGCTCGAGTTCGCCATCGCCGATCAGGCCATCGTGCAGTCGACAATCAGCCAAGCAATGCAACAGGGACCTGTCGACTTCGAGGCGGTCGTGCCGGTCATCGAGGGCCTGCTCTCCGCTCGACACGGAACCGCCGTCACCGTCGACTTCCTCTCGGAAGAAGCGGTCATGCCGCTCATCATCCCGGACGACGCTTTCAAGGAGACGGACGATTGAGCTCGGCCATCGACATCGTCGTCTTCTTCCTGATCGTCTTCGGTGCGATCTACGTGCTCGTCGACTCGTTCGTCTTCGCGCCGATTCGCATCTGGCTCGCATCGTTGCATGCGATGCTCGAGGTCTTCGTCTACTGCGCGTCGTGCACCGGCTTCTGGGTCGGCGGCATCGCGTGGTTCCTTCTTCATCCTGCATGGTGTCACGCGCCTGGTTGGTGCGGGCTCGCCGTGATGGGGCTGATCGCTGTCGTCCGCGCGTTCGCGCCGGACTTCCTTCTAGGAGCATGGGAACGTGAGCACGAAGTTGTTGCCGAACGACGCGCCGCCGGACTCGGAGGACGACGATCTTCCGCCGGTGGATCAGAAGAGAGCGCGGTGGACTCCGCCGTCGCAGACGACGCCGACGCCAAGCAAGACGAAGACGGCGCTGACGATCGACTTCGATGAGGACGACGATCTCATCGACGAGGATCCGCCGGACGACGAAGACGTCGATCTCGAAGACGACGAAGACGACGAGCCGCCTCCGCCGCCAGCTCGCGAGTACGTCGAAGAGCGAATCAAGCCCGGCGTCATGCGTCGCCGCGCCAAAGTGAAGCGTAAGGAAGAGGCACCGATGTTGAAGCAGAAGAGAGAGCGTCTCGTTACGCAAGACGATGTCCCGCGCGAAGCGATCCTGACGCTTCGTACGAACGGTCACACCGTCATCGCGCTCGAGATCAAGCGCAAGCTCCCGAGCGGCAAGTGGGCCGACATCCGGAAGGGGATCCTCGTTCCGCCCGAGGCACTCTTCAACCTCGGCTCCGCGGTCCGCCAGCTCTGCGGCGGCGGCGGCTTCGTCTACACCATCACCGATCCGAACACGCGCGAGGTCATCGCGCCGCGCTGGGAAGAGACGTACGACGGGATGCCGCGTGCGACGCCGGAAGATCTGACGATCGTCTGGGAGGAGAACACGCGCGAGCTCCTCGTGCAGCGCAAGTCCATGACGCTCGGCGTCGTCGACAACCCTCTCTCGCCGATGCTCGGCGGGCCCGCCGGTGGCGGCGGCTATTCTCTCTCGTCAGGGCTGACGCAAGGAATGGGAGTACCTCCGATGCCGAGTCAACCGGCGCTTCCGCAACCGCAGCGCGATCTTCACGGCAACGTTCTTCCGCCGCCGCCCGAGATGGTGCCGTCGTGGCTCCGTACGATGCCTGCCTTCGTGCAGTGGGATCACGTCATTCGACAGCGGAGCGAGCAGCAGGGCGAGCCGACCGCGCAGCAATGGGTGCATCACGAGATCCGCGAACAGGGTTCGCTCAAGGCGCAGGTCGCACAGCTCTCGGCGCAGCTTCAACAGCAGATGATGTTGACGCAGGCGCAGATCGAGAAGGTACAACAGGAGGCGGCCGCGAAGATCGAAGCCGAGAAGGACGCACGCATCCGCGCCGAGCGTGAGGTCGAACGCTCCCGCGAGGAGTCGCGCACCGCGCTCCTTCAGTCACAGATCGAAGCGCTGCGCATGGAGATCTCGCGGCCCAAAGAGAAGGAGAAGAGCCTCGATGCCGTCGGGCTGGTCGCTGCCGCCGCGCCGATCATCGCCGCCTATCTCGGCAAAGGCTCCGAAGAGCGCCGCTACGATCTCGAAGAGCGTCGGCACTCGCAGGATGCACAGCTCCGCTTCTTCGCCGAGTTGACGAAGAAGAAGGACGACGGTCTACTCACGATCCTGAAGGACTTCGGTCCGATCCTCGCGCCGATCGTGCTCAAGTGGATCGACAACACCGGGCCAGCCGCCTACAGCGAAGCGCTCTCGATCGAGCACGAGCAGAAGCTCATGCAGCTCAAGATGATCTACGACATGTTGCAAGCGCAGATGCCCGATCCCGATCCGGTCTGGAAGCAGATCATGGACGGGCTCGCCGGCATGTTCTCTCCGATGATCAACCGCATGATGCTCCCGCGCCCGCCCGAGCCGCGTGCGCCACAGTTGACGAACGGAGTGCCTCAGCAACACGTCGATGCGCCCACGAGCGTCGAGGGCAACGGGCAGGCTTCCGCGCCACCACAGCGTGAAACGCTGATGGATCGGCTCACGATGCAGGATCCGCAAGCCGCGCAAATGGTACAGCTCGTCTACGAGCGGCTTCCGCCCGAGCTCGGGTTCCACACGCACGAGTGGATCACGATCATCTTCAACATCCACGCGAAGCTCGATCCCGAGGAGCTCGCTCCGAAGATCGTCTCGCTCCTCACGAACAACGAAGCGTTCGGGATGCTGCCGGGGCCGTTCGAGCACGTCTTCGACAGCCCTGAAGCTGCTCGCAACGCAATGACCACCGTGCTCGGACCGCTCCCGATCTCGCAGCAAGACCCGAACTACATCGCCGAGCTCCTCGAGCTGACGCTCGAAGGCATCACCGAAGCGAACACTGACGAAGAGGAAGAAGAGCTTCCCGAGACCGAGGTCGTCGAAGTGCCGAAGAACAAGGGCCGCAAGTCGCGTGCGGTCGTGACTCCGGCGCCGTCGTCATAGGCTTCGATCATCGCGTTTCGCTGACGGGCTTGGCTTCAATGCTGAGCCCGTCTTCTTTTCTGCTTGCAATGCTACTTTGCCTCGGCTAGAACGGTCGACGAAGGGTTGGTGCGCATGTTGGAGCGCAAAGGGGTCCGTGCGTGCTGCGTCTGCGGCGCGCCAGCGGTGGTGCGCGTATGCGGCAAGCTGTGCTGTGCGAAGCACGTGGAACAGATTGCGCCGCCTGTGCTCGTGTCGATTCGGTACGAGGGTCGCCTTCTGCGGAGGCTTCAATGAAACCGCCCGAGCTAAAGATCTCGGACCAAGACCTTCGTGACATTGTCGACGATGAGTACGAGGTAGGGCGTATCTACTGCGCCATTGCCGCCGAACTTCTTGACGCGCGGGCGGTGTTCGCTGCTGAGAGCTTCTGCGAAGACGCACCAGACGATGACAATGCGCTCGACGTGCTTATCGAACGACGGCGGGTCTACCACGAACGCTGGGGTGCAAAGTGAGCACGCGCGATCGCTTCGACGATGAGGTTGCCGCGTTCGTACTTCGGTACTCGCGCGGAGCGCAGCTTGGCGATTACGCCGAGGGCCTCGCCGCACTCCTCCGCCGCATCGCCACCGAGGAGCGCGCTGCGGGGCGGGAGGCTGCGCTCGAGGAGGCGCTCGAACAGTTCGAGCGCGAGCGACAGCATCACAACGCAACAGACGCACAGTTGCACCGAGCTGTCGTTCTCGTACGCGCGCTGAAGAGCGAAGAATGAAGGCCGTCGTTCTCGTCGTTCTCGTTCTTCTGGCCTCGTGCACGACGATGGCACCGCCGGACGATGCGGCTGTGCCGCTTCGCGACGCCGGTCCGGCGTACTGCCGCGTCTTTGTGCAGGACTGCTGGTGTCATCTCGCCGGCTCGAACGCGTATTGCTTTCGAACGTACGGCGACTGCGCTTACAACGAACGCTTCGGTGGGCTTGCCGAGACCGAGCCCTGTCTCTTCTGGCCTGCGCCTGACGGCGGACAATGAGCTTCGTCGGCTTCACCGGGACGCGGAACGGGATGACGGATGCGCAACGCGTTCGTGTTCGCGAGCTCGTGCGCAATCGAGCAGTCAGCTTCGCGATCCACGGCGGATGCAGAGGCGCCGACTATGACTTTCATCAGATCGTGAACAACACGCCCGCGATCACGATCTGGGTGCATCCGACGTTTCGTCCGATGAACTGGCCGTACGAGATCTTTGGTCGTCACGCATACACCGACGCTGAAATGCGTCTGTTCGACATCGTCGGTGCATGGCGTGCTCGAGGAGCGACGCTCGTTGCTGCACCAGATCAAGATCCGCTTCGACGGAATCTAACGATGGTTAGGATCATCGCAGCGCGTCATGGCTGGTGGATCGCCACGCCGAAGTTGAACGTCGAAGAGCTACGCAGCGGGACCTGGCACTGCATTCGACGCGTTCGTAAGGCGAAGATCCCGCTCTGCATTGTTTGGCCGAACGGAGAGGTCGACGAGCAATGACTCAGATGGTCGGCTTCTACGATCGCGATATCGGGCGCTACAAGTGGCCGGGCCATGGCTGCGGGCAGGTTTTCATCATTGGCGGTGGCCTCTGCGATCTATGTCTTGGCGGTGCTGTATTCGCTGCGTTCGCACGGTGTCGACTTAGACGGTCAGTGGAAGAACGACGGACAGAAGAGCTCGCCTGGCTGCACCTCGCAGTCATTCGCCTCCAACGTCAGATGGACGCGCTCGATGCGAGCCTGCTCGCACTGGATCGCAAATCTAGATATTACGTCCGGTTCAATCGAAACGACATATGATCCAGGCTCTTCGACCGTCGCTCTGGTGGCTATGGGTGCAAGACGACAAGAAGTTCGTCGTGCCGCAGGCCGTGCTCGACATCCCCGGCGTCGTCTGGCGCGAGCCGGATCCCGGTTATCAACTCTGGCGTTGCGAGATCCCGTTCACGGCGTGGAGCGAGACGGCGATCGGTGTGTGGCTTGCCAAGCTCGATATCTCTGTTCCAGTGATGCCTGTCTTGGATGACGTGCTCACCTCGTTAGAGCTGTGGCCGACATGGCAGAGCCTCTTTCAGCATCAACGAGTCGGCGTCCGTTTTCTTATTAGGCACCCGCACGCGGTCCTCGGTGACCAAATGGGGCTCGGCAAGCAGCAGCCTGTTGAGACGCCGGTGCTTACACCATCAGGTTGGCAGCCGATCGGTGATTTGCGTGTTGGCGATCATGTGCTTGGGTCTGATGGAAAGGCGAAGGTCGTTGTTGGCGTATATCCACAAGGTGTAAAGCCGACGTACCGTGTCACCTTCAGCGATCACAGCTCAACACTTGCGGGGGCAGAACACCTTTGGACTGTCACTGTTGGTCGCAACGGGCGTGCGTTGTTGCTTACAACAGAACAGTTGCGGACGCGTCCAAAGCTCACGTTGCAGTGGTCTCGAGGGACGCGTCGTGAAACTGTGCGGGATCTCGCGAAAGCTGTTCTTTATCTTCCGACGCTGTCGGCACCAGCAGAGTTCGTTGCGACGACGTTGCCGATCCCGGCGTACTTGCTTGGTCAGCTTATCGCCAATGGTTCCATGGCGTACAGCACGCCGAAGCTCGTTGTTTCCAAGCACGACTGGCCTACGATCAAAAAGCGACTTTTGGCAGACGGTGTTGTTTTGGGGGGCGAGAGCGCCTACGCCAATGTGATTCATTCGACGTACCCTGGGCTTCTTCCTCGTATTAGAGCACTAGGGCTAAACAAGCTTAGCGCCACGAAGCGGATCCCGCAGAGCTACCTTCGTGCTTCTATCGCTGATCGTGTTGCATTGCTTCATGGGCTGATGGACGGCGACGGTTCATGTAGTGCTACGCGAAGCAAGTTGACGTATCACACGATAAGTGCAGGACTTGCAGATGACGTTCGCGAGCTCGTTGAATGTCTTGGCGGGATTGCAAGTGTTCGTTCCTACGACAGAAGTCAGGAAAATAAGCCGAGGGAATATCATGTGCGGCTTCGTCTTCCGCAGTCGATTGCTCCGTTCACAGTTGCTCGAAAACTAGATCGCTATAAGCCGGGCCGTTTGGCGCGTCCGTGCCGAACTGTTACTACGGTTGAATACGTAGGCGAACAGGCATCGGTTTGTATTGCAGTTGACGCTGAAGACGCGTTGTATGTGACCGAGCACGCGATTCTTACGCACAACTCGCGTGTTGCTGGCTTTGCTGGCGAGCTCCTGCGGAAGTCGTACTCGCGCGATCGAGGCTTCTGGCATCCAGCATTGATCACTGCGCCTAAGGCGCTCGAGGAAGTCTGGATTCGCGAGCTCGCAGCGTGCGGGATCACGAACGTCTTCGTCTGTCGTGGCATGAAGCCGACGATGATTCCCGCGGACGTCGACTGGATCTTCTGCCATTACGACATCCTGAAAGCCTGGTGGAGTCACATTGCGATCCGTCGGCCGTGCGTCGCTGTGCTCGACGAGGCGCACATGGTGAAGAACAGCCGCTCGCGACGTGGTGCCGCTGTCGCCCTCGCCGTCTCGAGTGCGCCGTATCGCTTCATCCTCACTGGCACGCCGATCCTCAACCGCGTCGAGGAGTTCTGGTTTCTCTTGACGCTCGCAACCGGGCAGTGGACGTGGGGCAAGCCGAGCGACTTTCGCATCCGCTACTGCGGCGCGCAGACAACGCAGTACGGCCTCAAGGATGGCGTCGAGGCGACCAACGTGGACGAGCTCAAGCAGCGTCTCGCATGCTGTTATATCCGTCGCGACGTCGAGAGCGCCGGACTTCAGCTCCCGCCGCTCACGCGTCAGCTCATCCACGTCGAGCTCGATCAAGAACAGATGGCGGACTACCAAGAGATCCTCGAGCACATTCCGATGGAGGAGCTTATTCAAGCCGTCCTCCATCGTCGCGCTTCGAAGCAGACACTCGGCTACATCGGTCGTCTGCGGAAGCTGACCTCGCGCGCGAAGTTCGATACAACCGTGCAGCTCGCGAAGAACGTCCTTGAGCAGGACGAGTCGGTCATCATCTTCTGTTGGGAGCGCAAGATGTGTGAGCGACTCTTCGGCAAGCTCTACGATGCCGGCTTCGGCAAGATCCACGTCGTCCACGGCGGCATGACGCACAAGGTACGAAACGAAGTAGTCGACGAGTTTCAGTCGATGGGCGGCGCTATCATTGCAACGATCGACTCGCTCGGCGTCGGTGTGACGCTCCACAAGGCGCGGCACGTTATCATGCACGACCTCGATTGGGTGCCGGCGAAGATGCTTCAGGCCGAGAAGCGGGCGCACCGCATCGGTCAGGCGTGGCCGGTCACTTCGTACTGGCCTGTCGCGTCGAACACGATCGATGACATCATCGCACGTGCATTCGATCGGAAGGGTCAGCCGATCCTCGATGTCACCGGCGACGAAGCGCCGAACGAGCTCGCAGACTTGCTTCCGCGCGAAGAGCTCTACGCCGGCTTGCAACGCACGCTCGATTGGGCCAGGAGGATAGGATGAGTCGCGAAACAGAGTTGCCTGATGGGACGCTGGTACTTCGTTGGCCAAAGCGCGCAAGCATCGCCGTCAACGGACGCTTCGTTTATTGCTTCGCGTGGGGGCCAATCGAACTTGATGTCGCGCTCGCAGTTGCTGCTGGTTGGAGCGGCGCAAAGATCATGCAAGTCGTGGCGTTGTTCGAAGAGCTCAACGCGCGTGGCTGGGAGGCGAAATGAAACATCAGAGCCTTGAAGGCCTTGAGATCGTCAGCGAGGACGAAAGCGAGTTTCCGTGTCCGTATTGTGGACGCGCATGCTTCGTTGCAGTAGAGCCAGAGCCCGCGCTTATGCACGCAATGCCGCCGTGCCAGAAGTTCATCGACAACGATCCAATGCAGATCGCGAGAGACGCGCGGAACTTCGTCGACATCCTCGCTCTTACACCGCGAGGTAAAGCGTGAAGCCGCTCATCCTTCTTCCGACCGTGCCGTGGCGGAGCGAATCGCTCGTCTCGATACTCGACGTCCTCGGGCGACAAACAGTAGCACCGTGGGTCAAGGTAATCGTCGATCCCGGTGGTAAGCTGGACGACGCGGTCTTTGACGTCTTCGTTCAGCACATTACAGCGAACTTCTGGCCGAAGAATCTTCAGGGTGAGATCGTTCAAGGCAGTACGACCAAGGCGCAGTGTGTTCGCTGGTGGCACGTCGAGCAGTGTGCGCCGGACCAGATCGTCATGACGCTCGACGACGACCTTGTCATCGACGAGCACTACGTCGAGAACATGCTTGAGTCGTACAACGATCTCGTCGGTGGCTCCGGCTATCGCATCGTGCTGTCCGGCGGCGGAGTCGATATCAACTGCCGTTGGCGGCACTACTACGACGTCCACGACGGATGCGAGCTCGCGATTCCACAGACAGGGTTGATGGTCTTTCGCGCCGGTATTTGGACCGGACTTAGCGAGACGCGAGCAGCTCAGCACGAATACGGTCATCGTCGTGGCGGCAACGAAGAAGTACCGCTCGCCGTCTTCGCGCACGAGCACGGCATTCGCTTCTTCCGCCCAACCGGACAGGTTGCGACTCCGCACAAGCTCGCGTTCGACGAGCGCTCCGTCTCGAAGACGACGCAATACAACCTTCGTGCGCTCCTCGACTGGACGCGTGCGAACACGAAGTGGCCTTACGCGAAGGCGTACAACGATCTGCTCGACGGCAAGGTTCCGCGAGCTCCGGAAGGCGGTGAATGATGGCGCGGTACAAGATCACGATCGAAGTCGAGGTGGAGACGGACGGGTCACTCGATGCCGTCGTAGCCGGTGCAAACGACTGGCTTGACTATGTCGGGTTTGCCCACGGGCTTCGAGGCGACTCGCCAGTGTTGATCCACAGGACAGGTCCGACAGTGCATGTTGTCGAGCTTCGTGCCGACGAGACGCGCGAACTGACTGCCGAAGAGCGCGCCAAGATTCTCAACGACCTTGCGAAGGTGTTCTGATGGAGCCGATCTTCTTTACCAAGACGTGCGCTCGCGATGCGAAGCGCGTCGTGTATCAGATCGCTGCAATCCGCCGGCTATACCCGCTCGCAACGCACGTTGTTATGGTCGAACGCGCGGGTTGGGCGGACGCGGTAAGGGAAGCAGTCAAAGACAATCGGCCTCTGATTGAAAGGCTCGACTTCCGTACGCCGCCTGGCTTGTCGTCGAAGACGACTACGGTCTACGTCGAAGACCTTCTGCCGGAAGCGATGGAGATCGAGGACGCGTATCTTCGGCAGCAGTATTGCAAGCTGATGGCGCCGATCGTACTCGGTGTCGACACCATCCAGCTCGACAGCGATATGTGTCCGAAGCCGTGCGGCAAGTGGATCGACGAGCTCTTTGGTAGCTCGAGTCTGCCCCGCTGGAACTTGGACACGGGTCCGAAGTCGATGGAGCCGGGTCTCGAGCGCTTGACGCGAGGCTACGAGTTCCTCTTCGACTCTGCGACAATGATGGACGGCGTATCAACGCGGCCGCCGCGTTGGGCGGAAGATGACGCGCGACGCTCCTTCATGCATTCACAGTGGGGCTGGTACATCCGGCGTGACTGGATGCGTGAGTTCATTCGGGCGATCACCAACGACAAGTTTCAGTACCTTCCTGACGTAATGCGTAGCGTGGTTGCTGCGGGCCACCTCTTCTCCGAATACCAGTTTTTGGGGCTCTGGTTGTGGCGAACTACGCAAGACGCATACGACTTCAGACGGGGTCGTGAGGTCTATCCGTGGGTGCACCACTTCCCGTCGACCGAGCCGCTCTCACCCGACCAAGAGAAGCTTCTGCGTGAGGCCGCTGGGATCGAATGAAAGGCGCTGCAAAGAAGCGCGGAACGCACGGACTGCGGAAGCGTTGTCCGCGTTGTAAGCGTCTTCGGAAGTTCGCGCGTGTCGACGGACGACGCGCTCCTGGTCTCGGGACCTGGCAGAAGCGCGACGATCGCTGGGTTTGCTCGTTCTGTATCGCGAAGGAATGACGTGCCGCGCGACGAGGACAGTCCGGAGGGTTGGAAGCTCGAGCGCCCGCTCGTCAAATGGGTGGGCGGCAAGCGCCAGCTCGTACCCGAGCTCTACAAGCGTCTCCCCATAAAGTTCCATCGCTACGTCGAGCCGTTCGTAGGCGGTGGGGCGCTCTTCTTTCAGCTTCGGCCTCAGCGCGCTCTTCTCTCCGATGTGAACGACGATCTGATCGCGACGTACACGTTCGTGCGCGACTGTTCCGAGGAGGTGCTCGCGTTCCTTCGCGTCATGAAGACGAATCACGACAAAGAGTTCTATTATCGCGTGCGCGCCGAATACAACGCTGACGAGCAGGAGCACACGCTCATCCGGGCGGCACAGTTCCTCTACCTCAACAAGACGTGCTTCAACGGCGTGCACCGCGTGAACCGATACGGCAAGTTCAACGTACCGATCGGCTCGTACGTCGAACCGGACATCTCGAACGCAATCCTCCTTTCGGCATCGTCTGTTGCGCTTCGGCCTGCCGCGCTCTTCGCAGCCGACTTCGAATACGTGCTCCTCGAGCACGTTACGGTCGGTGACTTCGTCTACATGGACCCTCCGTACGTTCCAGTGAGCACGACGGCTGACTTCACGATGTACGCGCAGGATGGTTTCGACGACGAGGATCAGCTTCGTCTCCGCCGTGCATGCGACGTACTGACTTCGCGCGGCGTGAAGTGGATGCTCTCGAACAGCTCTGCACCGCGCGTCTTCTCGCTCTACGGCGACTATCGCATTGAGGTCGTCCAAGCTCGACGGAGCATCAACAGCCATGGAACCGGACGCGGGCCGGTCGACGAAGTGATCGTGAGGAACTATTGAAACGCGGTTGACTTGAACTGCTTGCAATGGCAGGGTGGCAGTGTTGGAAGGGTGGGTGTGCATGAAGAAGATCTATGTCGCGGCGAGCTCGCGCGAGCGAGAACGAGTTGCTGCGATCTACGGGCAGATCGCGGTCTCGACAGGGCTCGAGCTGACGTTCAACTGGCTCAAGCAGGTCGAGCTCTTCGATGGAACGCCGGAGGATCAACTCGATCCGCGCATCCGTAAGATGCAGGCCGAATCGGACGAGCAGGCGATCGAGCGTGCCGACGTCATGTGGCTCCTCGCGCCGAATCAAGGCTTCACGACGAAGGGCGCGTGGTTCGAGCTCGGCTTCGCACGACGCGCGTTCCTCGCGAAGCATTCGCCGATCATCATTGTCAGCGGCCCAGAGCGGTTCCAGACGATCTTCACCGAGTGTGCCCATCGCTTCTTCACGAGCGATGCCGACGCGCTCGAGTGGCTGAGGGCGGCGTGAAGAACGACGCACGTTGGATCCTCTGGGCGTGTCCGGAGGGTCGTCCGCTTCGTCTCATCGAGCTCGAGCGCGAGCACATCAGGCAGTGTCTCATCATGTGTGCGGGCAACATGTCGCACACGGCACGAGCGCTCGGAATCGATCGTCGAACGCTTTATCGGAAGCTCGACAGCGAGCTGCGTGGTCTCTGCGACTCGGTTCGGCGTGTCCGTTTCGACGACGACGATGCGAGCGTCGCCGATGTGTGTGCCGACGACACGTACGATCCGCCGACGTTCGAGAATCCGTGATGCGTATTCGAAGCTTCGTCGAATGGCAGTGCGACTCGTGTCCTGCGACAGGCACGTCCAACAACGCAAATGTAGTTCCGGACGGTTGGTTCTCTGTTGCGATTGGCGCGCCTGACCCTCGAGCCGCTGAGGATGTTCCTGTTGGCTCTGTGGTGCTCGGGTTCGGTGGACAAGGTGTGCACACGTACCCGTCCTATGGTGTCGCGTGCCCGGACTGCATTGCGAAGCTCAGGGCGCTGTTTCAGTGGGTTCGTGTCAACGGGAAGCTCGACTGATGCAAGTCGATCTTACAATCCCGCCGGATGCGCGGAAGGTCTACGAAGAGGTCGTCGGACTTCCTGCGCAGGGCGCATCGCCTCGTGGGTCGACGTACTACAGGCGCTTACAGCTCTGCCCGCGTGAACACCTCCTCGCAAACAAAGTGCATTGGGAGCGGCTCCCTCGCGCCGACGCGCTCGACATCGGGTTGCTCTGGCACGGTTGCAAAGAGACGTATCGCAAGAGCCTGATGGCGATCCAGAACGGACACTACAGGCCGTCTACGCCCGAGCAGGACGCGTTCTACTTTCTTCAGCGCTTCCGTGATGCGAAGGGCTGGGACGCCTTCTACGATTGCGTCTCGCGGATGCTCGAGGCGTACTTCACGCGATGGCAGAGCCACAACGAGTGGCATTACATCGCCGTCGAGTGGAGCTGCGGTTGGACGAAGGCGTCGCATCCGGAGATCGTCGCACAGCTCGGCTTCGAGATCACGACGCGTCTCGATGCCGTCGTCATCGACCACAGCTTCGCGCCGGTCGTGCGGCACATCGAGACTAAGTCCGCACGTGCGCTCGATCCGGTGACGGTTCAAGGCTACGGCCAAGACGATCAGATCCTCGGGCAGGCTTTCCTTGCGAAGCACGCCGTCGATTGGCAGGCGCTCGGCTATCCCCCGTACGTAGGCGGCATTGTCGATATCACGACGAAGGCGAAGGAGCCCAAGTGCGAGCGGCTTCCGGTTGCGCCGGACAGCGACCAGCTCGGCGCGTGGATGCAGAGCAAGCGTTACTGGTACTGGCAGGAGCAGCAATACGAGGCGTACGGCTATCCGAAGAACTACGCGAACTGCACGCGCCGCTTCGGGCGCTGTCAGTTCTTCGATTACTGTCGCGGCTATCCGACCGAAGACCTCGTGCAGATTCGTACGCGTACGGCGAAAGACGATCTTCCTTTCGGCTATCAACTTCGAGCTCTTCCCGTGCTCGACGCGACGGAGGAGTGAATGGCGTACCGCGACGACGCCAGCTCGCAGCTCGCGGCGCTCAGGGCTCGCAATGCCGAGCTCGAGGATGCGTTGAAACGATCGATGCACGACACCGACGTGGCGGAGGCGCAGCTCGCGCGCTATGGCGCTGACGACGAAGGCGTACCGTTGTTTGCTGTTATTGTTGCCGGTGCGTTGTTGATTGCTGTGTTCTGCTTCGGGGCGAGCCTCGGGTTTGTCATTGGAAGCACGTCTTCGCGCGCCGAACATGTGCTTCTCGCCTGTAAGGAGCCGTCGAAGTGATCCACGACTGGATGCAGCGCTTCGCGGTGATCGACGTGGAGACGACGGGGCTCTCGTCGAGCTGGGATCGCATTCTCGAGGTCGGGCTCGTCGTCTACGGGCTTGCGCCTGGTGCGCAAACGCCGCAACCGATCGTTCGGCGCGACTTCTTCGTCAACCCGGAAGGCAAGGTCATTCCCGAGGCGCTCACGAAGCTGCACGGGATCTCAGTCGAGCAAACGCACGACGCGCCGTACTTCTACGAGGTCTATAATCAGATCGGGCTCGAGCTCTACAACGTACCGATCGTCGCGTATGGCGGCGCGTTCGATCGACGCTTCCTTCTTCAGCACATCATGCGATCTTGGCCGCGGAGCGCGTTCGAGCATCTGCCGTACTGCTTTCAACTCGACGCTCGATGGATCGACGTCTGTGCGCTTGCTCGGCACTATGTGACCGATCTTCCTGGCAACAAGTGGAAGCTCGTCAAGGTCGCCGAGCACCTCGGCTACAACATGAACGATGCGCACCGTGCCGACTACGACGCGATGGTCACTGGCGCGATCCTTCTTCAGTTCGAAGGTCGACATCGGGCAGACGACTGGTCATTCAATGCTGTCATCGAACGAGCACGCAAGGCGGACTTCGCGTATCAGATCAAACGCTTCTTCTGGGATCGCGACAAGAGCCAAGGCTACTTGCCGAAGGAAGAGCGCGTGCAAGTCTTCGAGTGCGATGTTTGCCATATGTTGAAAGCCGGACAATATTTGGGGCCTGGGTGCTGGACAAAGCCCGAGCATTGGATCTACGCTGGCCCCTCGCACGTAGAACGGGTGGTGTGCAGCGACACGTGCGAGATGGCGTTGGCCTGGTACGCGAGTGGAAGGTTGCAGCAGCCTGCTGGCTGAAGGGTGATCGATGCTTCAGTGGGTGGACATGGCCAAGATGGGGCCGTTGTGGACTCGTCTCTGGGTGTACGGAGCGAGCGGCAGCGGCAAGACCGTCTGCGGCGCGACGTTTCCGCAGCCGTTCTTCGCGCTCGTGCACAACGAGAACAGCGAAGTCTCGATCCGCGGGATGAACATCCGCGGCGTGAAGATCGGCGTGCCGCCTGCGGGCTCCCGCGCCGACTACATTGCGCCGGCACGCAACGACATCGACGAGCTTCTCAATGCGCTCCTATCGGCGAAGGCGCGCAATACGCTCTATACCGATTTCGGGCAGACGCTCGTCGTCGACAACATGACGCATCTCAACGATCTAGTCGTCGCCGACATCGCGTCGCTCAAGATGGGCTCAGACGATAAGCCCGGGCAGATGCACAAGCAGAAGTGGGGTGTCCTCCGCAACTTCTACATGCACCTTCGTGATGTGCTTTGGTCGTTGCCGATGCACGTCGTCTTCGTCTCGCACGCGTCGGTGCACCGCGATGCGGCGAACAACGTGCTCGGTGCCGGCCCGTCCGTGCAAGGACAAGGTGCCGAGCTTCTTCCAGGCTCGTGCGACGCGCTCGGATACTGTGAACAGCTCCCCACCGGTGCGCGCGTAGTGCACTTCCAAAAGCAGGGGCTCTGGCCTGCGCGGCATCGCTACATTGGCGTCGGCCCCGGCCCATTCCCGAACCATCAACTCTGGCAGGTCTTCGCGGCTGCGTTGGGGCACGCCGGATGACCTGGGTTGTCGTCGCACGGCTGAAGGAGCTCGACTTCCAGGTGAAGCACGAGGGCGACTTGTATCCGTACGTCTTCGTTCGACCGCGCACCGCGGAGGATCTGCTCGAGTGGGCGATGCGTTGGGACGAGGCGCGCATGATCGCGGACGTGCTTTGTCAGAAGATGAACGTTCTCGAGTTGGTGCTCGAGGACGCCCGGCAAACTCGGAAAAACGAGGAGGACGTATGAAGCTTCGACCGTTGGGTGATCGTGTGCTAGTTCAGCCCGCCAAGCGCGAAGAGAAGACCGGCGGCGGACTCTACATTCCGGATACTGCGAAAGGCAGCATCCACCGCGGTGAGGTGCTGGCCGTGGGTTGTCCGCGCAACGAGTGCAACTCGCTTCAGCACGAAAGCGCAGACGGACAGGACATCGAGTACCTGCGTCCGGGGCGCGTGGTGCTTTACAAAGAAGCCGACGTGCTTCAACGACTCGACGACGGTCTCGTGTTGATCGAGACCAGTGATCTACTCGCCGTGGTGGTGGAGTAGTTCGTTCCTGGCAAGAAGGAGAGCAGAACATGGCAGTCGTACAGTACGATCAGGAAGAGGCGACCAAGGCCGCAAGCGGTCAGCGCTTCACGGTGAAGCCGGAGGGCAAGTACACCCTCCGCGTGGAGAGCTTCGAGATGAAGCCTCCGAAGGAGCAGGGGAAGTACCCCACGCTCGTCTGCAAGTGCACGATCCTCTGGGCATCGCACGGACAGAATCTCGGCGAGACCGTTACGCGGCGCTTCAACTTCCACCCGAAGTCGGTGCCGTACAATCTCATTCCGTTCCTGAAGGCGGCCGGCGTTCCGCACCGCATGCAGAACGGCCAGCTCGACTTCGACGAGAATCAGCTCCCCGGCGCGACCACGACCTGCGAGTGCCGGCACGAAAAGGGCGATCGCCAGGTGTTCGAGAACTGGGAGAACGACGAAGCCATCAACCAACAGGGCGTCGCGCCGCCTCCGCAGCAGTTCGCGCCCGTTCAACAGCCGATGCAGCAGGCATGGCAGCAGCCCATGCCCGTGCAGCAGCCGGCCTATCAGCAGCCCATGCAGGGCAGCTACCAACAGCCGGCGTATCAGGCGCCGGTGCAACAGCCGATGCCGCCGCAGGGTGGCTGGGCGCCTCCGCAGAACGGCACCGGAGCGCCCGCTATGCCTGTCCAGGGGCAGCCTCCGCAGTGGATGCAACCCGGGCACGTCGCCGGTCAGGGCCAGCCTCCGCCTCGCGGAAACGGCTGATCATGGCCGACGGTGACAACGGTCAGAAGCCCGAGGGTCAGCCGGAGATGATCCGGCTGCCCTCGGGCGCCGTCGTGCCGCGAGCCGAGCTCGAGCAGCTCATCGGGATGCAGGCGGCGCAGGTCGTGAGCGACCTTCGTGATCTCTACCCGCTCCTGGATCCCAAGGTGATCGAGACGGTCGCGCTCGGGACGAGTCGTGATCAGATCAACATTCAGCAGATCCTCGATGGGCTCAACGATACGTCGCGCAACGGAATCGCGCTGACTGTAGTCAAGCCGTCGAAGCTCATGCCCGAGCACGGACAGAAGATCGAGTTCCTGACGACCAAGCGCATGGAGCATTGCGAGACCGTCGACGAGGCGCTCAAGACTGCTACGATCTGCGCGCTTCTCTATTGCCCGACAGCGCGTGCTCTGCTTTCATTACACGGCTACAACATCAAGTTCACCATCGGCACGGTCGTCCGCAAAGCGGACATGCCGAAGGGTTGAAAGGAAATGCTGATGCTGAGGATCACGGTGGCGCAACTCGATCTCCTTCGTTTTGCGAAGAAGCACGAGAAGAAGGGATTCACGGTCGCCGACGCGGTCGAGCGGTTCGGTGTATCGAATCAGTCGATGCAGATTCGGCTGAACGGCGCGGTGGAGCGTTCGTGGGTCTCGCGCAAGAAAGAGAATGGCGGCGGCCCCAAGGGGCGGGCGCGCTACTTCCTCAACAAGGCCGGCGATAAGGTCGTCAGTCGATCGTGGAAGGCGAAGAAGGGGGCCCGGTTCGCAACGCTCGCCGCATGAGCGTGGTGCGGTCCTTTGGGACCCACCGATCTGTCTCGTAATGAGTAGGCGCCGCGGTCACGTAGTAAGCCGCCGTTCTGCTCTCCCCCAGTGGAACTCGTTACGAGGCAGATCGGTGGCGCTCAAGATCGACATCAGGAAGCGGCTGCTGGTCCTGGAAGGCTAATAACCGAGGATCGGATGGCCGAACGCTCGCATCGTTACCATTCAACGGATAGTTACCCTGGAGACACCAGGTATGCGTAACCGTTGACGGCCGCTTCGTGATGTTGATCTAGGTTGGAAGGGTGGATTATGTCGACTGTCGTTCCGCTGCGGCGGATGGCGTATCAGTACGTGTACGACCATCGGATCGCTGATTGTGCGGGCTGTCCGCTCGTCGGTCGGCGCGATCGTACGATCTGCCTTTCGCAGCGCCCTGACGAGTTCAACGGGCTGATGCTCGTCGGCGAAGGACCAGGTCTCCAGGAGGCACAACTCAAAGTGCCCTTCGTTGGCCGCTCCGGCAGTCTGCTCGACAAGCTCCTTTCGATGGTTGGTATAGAGCGACGACATTGTTACGTTTCCAACGCTGAGCTTTGCCTCCCTGAGCATGGTACGAAGGACGACCAAGTCGAAGCGGCGATCCCGAAGTGTCGTCCTCGCCTTCTCGCCGAGATCGAGATGCTTCAGCCGCGCGTCATCGTCGCGCTCGGAGCTGGCGCGCTCTCCGCGCTTACCGGACGCTTCGTCGCCAAGACGGCGCGCGTTCCGCTCTTCAAGGACTCTGCCGGCAAGCCCCTCAACTGCCCGCAGTGCAATGGCGAGATGACGCTCGCGTGGTGGAAGTGCGCGCAGTGTAAGAGCGAACAGCTTCTTCCGCCGGGTTGGGACGCGTGGTGCGGACAGCAGGTCTCTGCTCGCGCGGCTGGCCTGTCTGACTTTGTCTGCGCTGGCCTCGTGAGCGATCGCGCGTTGAATGAAGACCGTATCGAGGGCGGCGGGACAATGGCTCCGGCATGGAGTCACCGATACGACACCGTTACGATCGAGAAGCGCAAGAAGCGCTGTCCGACGTGTGCTGGGCGCAAGACACAGCAGGTCGAGCTTCAGCTCTGGAAGACGCAGCACAAGCTGATGGCGTCAGCAGGCGCGCTCTATCGTGGTCGGCACGCGCCCGACTACGCGAAGATGGACGAGTTCGCGCGCGTGGATCTCCCGTGCGCGTACGTGATCCCGACGTACCACCCAGCGTTCCTTCTACGGCAGCCAGACGGCAAGGAGAAGAAGACGGCCGCCGGGCAGTTCATGATCAACGCGTCGCTCGCACATCTGCGCAAGGCGCAACGGCTCCTGACCGAAGATGCGAAGTGGGAGTACCAGTACATCGTTCTTCCCGATCACATGGAGTGTGGGCTCGAGGCGGAGCTCGCTCGTACGGGTCAGGAGTATCAGGCGCCGTTGGTCAAGACCGAAGCTTACAAGGCTTCACTCGAGTTTCTGGAACGCTACCTCTTCGGCGATGAAACGCCGCCACTCTTCACGTCGGTCGACATCGAGACCGACTCGAAGGATCCGTGGACCGTCACGGAGATTCGTTGCATCGGGCTGCACAAGGGACGACCGACAGTCGACTGGACGCAACGCGAAGCGGCCGTCGTTCTCAACACGATCGGGATGAAGCGCGGTGATCCGCTGCTCGAGACAGTCGTTCGCTGGTTGCAAGACGAGCGCTTCAAGAAGTGTTTTCAAAACGGGATTTACGACACGCAGGTCATACAGAGCGTGTGGGGTGTCGCATGACTCGCGGCTACGTCTACGACACCGAGATCGCGCACAACGCCGTTCATCCCGACGAGCCTCATCGCTTGCAACACATCGCCGGCTGCTACACCGACACGCCGCCGTGGAAGCCGCCGAAGGAGAAGGGCGGGCAGCAGGTCTGGGAGTCGAACGAGCAGCTCTTCGCTTACAACGGTCGCGACGTTTACAATACGACGCTCTCCATGCTCTCGCAGCTCACCGAGCTCGAAGCAGAGAACGCACGCTTCGTCCATGACCTCGACGTCGGGATGTTCCACGTCGCGAAGGACGTCGAGCGCGCCGGCTTGCCAGTGAGTCGAGAACGGTGGATCCGCTGGTCGCAGCGTTCTGATTTCTACATGGCGCGTTCGGTCGAGCTCCTGCGTGCATTCACGGGTCGGCCAGACTTTAGCCCTACGAGTCCTCCGCAGCTCGCGTGGGCGCTCTACGACAAGAACGGGCCGTGTCGGCTGCTTCCGATGAAGTACACCGACCCGAGCAAGACGCATCCACAAGGGCAGCCATCGACAGATAAATCGTCGTTGCTCTCTTACAAGGGTCATCCGTTCGTCGATCTGCTCCTTGACTATCGTCGCTGGGAGAAGATCAAGTCGACGTACATCGAGGGGATGCCGGTCTCGCAGGACTGGCGCATCCGCGTGCGTTGGAAGCCGCTCGGTGCGAGGACCGGGAGATGGAGCAGCGAGCCGAACCTAATGAACTGGGGGAAGCGCATCCTTCTCATGCTTGCGATCTTCGAGGCACTCGACAGCAAGGGCCGACCGCACGGCGGTCCATGGCAGCTTCCGCTCTTTCCTGGCGACGAGATCTTCCTCGCGAAGGCGAAGCCAGGGAAGATCACGCTCGAGGTGCCCGGCATCCGCGAGTGCATCGTCGCGCCGCCGGGCCGCAAGATCGTCGGCGCCGACCTCGGACAGGCTGAGCTTCGCGTGCTCGGTGCGCTCTGCGGCGACGAGAAGCTCATCTCGCTCTGCGTCAACGCTGACGAAGCGCGCAAGTACGAGCCCGACTGCGACCCACACGCGTACGTGAGCGCGATCGCGTTCAAGGACGGCTACCTCAAGGCCGACGACAAGACGCGGTCAGCGCTGCGCGATCTCGAGAAGCGCGTCATCTACGGCAGCTTCTACGGCGCTGGGTCGGAGACGATCCTCAACTCCATCTACGACGGCGGCTACGAGGGCATGCCGATCGACATCGCGACGGTCGAGACGATCCTCGCCGCGATCTTCAAAGCGTTCCCGTCGGTGCGGCCGTGGCGCGAGCGCGAGCTCACTGAAGCCAAGCGAACTGGCCGTGTCACCGACGCGCTCATCGGTCGTCGTCGCGAGTTCCCGCTTCTCTTGATCGATGCGACAGTTGTATACAACTACAAGATGCAGTGCGTTCGAGGCGGGACGCGCGTTCTTACAACAGAAGGCTATCTCCCGGTGGAACATGCGACGTGCTCCGCGTCGCTCGGCGCGCCAAATCAATGGGCTCCATCGATGACGCTTGGAAAGCGGACTGAGCAACTATGGGAGACGAAGCTCACCAACGGGCATGTACTTCAGACGAACGAAGAACACTATCTTCGCGTGCTTCGTGACGACGGAATCGAGTTCGAATGGCGCGCTGTTGGAGAGTTACGTGAAGGCGACCGTATTGCGCAGCCGCTTGCCTCAGCGCAGGAGTTCGGTGCCCCTTTCAATGACGCCGACGCGTACTGGCTCGGGTATTGGATCGGAAACGGGTCGTGGTCGCAACGAACCGGCTCCACAGACCAACTTGTGTGGTGCTTCGGTACACGTGTAAAACGCTTCGCGCATGACGAGTACGCTGCGTCCTTTACACGCTGGGCGATACAATACGGCGGCCTCTGGAAGGCCCAGGTTCACGGACCATTGACGGCAATCAGCGTGGCCGCAGATAGTCGCCTTCGACAGCTTCTCCCCTCCTGGGGGGTTGACCCGACTTGGCGTGCCAAGACGAAACGCGTACCAGATTCGATCTGGCGTGCTTGCTTGTCGGCGCGAAAAGCGTTCCTTCTCGGCTACATGGACGCTGACGGAACGCTGTCTATGGGGCAGCCGTCTTCCAACACGCCGAACCTAGAGCTGCTTCGTGACCTGCAACTGCTCGCACGAAGTTGCGGCGTGACCTCGCGTATCGACGGACCGTATGTCTCCGATCGCGATGGACACATGGCGTGGCGGCTGAACTTCGCTGGCTCCCTGCTGCGGAGCCAGCTCGCTTACGGCGATCCAACGGATCGACAACGTTTCAGTCGTGATGATCGTCTTGGTCGTGCCGCGCGTGATCGGTTTCTTGAAACCTACCCACGAAACCCGTTCTCGTACGCCACGGAGCGGAGCATGTACGTGCTTTGGTCTCGGTTGGCGCACGGCGGTACAACGAACCCGCACACGCTTCAGCGTATGACGGAGGCTGCTGGTGACTGGCGCGACGCTGAGCTCTATTCGACCGGGACCGTTGCGGCAGTGTGTCAGCTCGAGGAAAGCGCAGACTTGTACACGCTTGCTGTCCAGCACGACCTCCACCGCTACGACAGTGCAGGAATCATCAGCAAGAACTCAACGGTCGCATCGATGATGAACCTCTCGATGCTCGAACTTGCGCATCAACTTCCGAGCGTCGACCCGACTGCGATCATCATCGCGCAGGTCCACGACGCGATCTACGTTGAATGCGACGAGCACAAAGCCGACAAGGTCGCGGCGCTCCTCGAGCGTTGTATGTCGCAGAAGCTAACATTGGTTCCTGGGGCAGATGCGATGCCATTTCCTGCCGTCGCCAAGATCGGCGATGACTGGTATTCGGTGTGAGGACTTTGTGCGGCTTTGCGCTGCGGGGTAAGGCGGGGCATTGCGGTGCTCTGCACGCCAATCCAAGGTTAGGTTCGCAACGATGATTCAGCGACGCATTCAATGGATCGACGATCTGGTGGATCAGCAGGAGACGCGCATGTCGGAGAAGAAGCGTTGTGTAGACTGTGGCGCGCCTTACGTGGAAGGCTGCTGCGCGCACACAAGTGATTGCCCGTGGCTCGAGTATGCAGCAGTACGCGGAGAACCGGAGCTTGAGTTCCGCCGGGTCTCGCATGTGGATCGCGTGTCGTTTTTCATCAGACGCAAAGACGGCGCCTGGGCTGGGAACTTCGACACCATCTTGGATGGGGTCAACGAGCATGCAAGACTCGTGAAGCTCAACAAGTTCGTCGCGTGTTCCGACGTAGATCACCCTTCGTACTACGGCGGCGACACGACGTACGAAGCGATCAAAGTGATCGAGGCGTGGAAGCTCGACTTCTGTCTCGGCAATGCAGTGAAGTACATCTCTCGCGCTGGGAAGAAGGATCCAACGAAGGAGATCGAAGATTTACGAAAAGCTGCGTGGTATCTCGAGCGCCGCATTCAACAGTTGAAGGAGCAGCGATGACAATGATCCGTCCCGAGGTCGCAGAAAGCGAGAGCGCGTGAGCGGTCAAAAGCACTCGGTGCCGTGCCGCGTTGACGGCTGCAAGAGTCCGAAGATCAGCGGGCGCGGAAACCACCATTGCTGGTGGCACTTTGCGCACAAACCAAAGCGTAAGCGTTCGCCGAGCGAGCCTGCACAGAAGCGCGTTTGGCGCGCGAAGATGAAGTTCGAGGGCCGGTGCCAGGCGTGCGGCAGTCGTCCGGCAGCCGATGGAAAAACGATCTGCGCAAGGTGTTGCTCTGAGTACGCGGCCGCTCACGTCCGACGCAAGCTGCGTGGCGCTGGGCTCTTTCAAGGAGGTGCATAATGTCAGGTCCCAAAGAATCTCAGTTGACCCGAGAACAGGCTATCGCGTTGTGCGACTCGAAGTGGTGGGAGGGGAAGCCGCCTCGTGAGCTCGCGATGTTTCAGCTCTTCGAGGATCGTCTCTGCATGCCGTTCGCCGTCTTCCACGAAGCGATGGAAAAGGCGCTCGAACGTCCGGTGTTCACGCACGAGTTCGCACTCAACTACGACGGTCTCTGCCGCGAGCTTCTCGGCGAGCAGCCGGCGCCGACCTTCGAAGAGATCATGGATCTCATCCCTGCGGAGAAGCGCGTGCTGTTGGTACTCGACGCGAAAGATAAGCAGTCGCCATGAGCCTGCTCTTCCAGATTCAACATCCGAGCGGGTCGGTCTACGGGGTCGACTGCGACGGCTACAACTTCACCGTCGTCATGCGCGCGTTCATCAAAGAGCGAAACGAGCTGTCGCAGTGGCGGCCGGCGAAGGCGCCGTATCACAGCACGCTCGAGGGCGCGTGCAAGCATCTCCTGAAGCTCGGCTTCGAGGGGACGACTAGCGACTCGATCGGCGGGCTCGTCTGGCAGATGAACATGTGGTGCGGCAAGATCGAGGCTGCCGTACGCGAGTTGAAAGCGAAGGAGTCAGCAGCATGACGTTCGACGAATATCAGGCCTGGGCTGCAACGACGTCGTCGGTGCGAAACGTGGCTGCTGACACGAGGGTCGTAGATCCGCCTTTTATAGATCCGATTCTCGATGCACACGCCGTCATTACGGAGGAGTTTGTTCGCATCGACCACAGCGCCTGCGGCATCGCGTCGGAGGCGGGCGAGATCATGGAACACGTGAAACACATCCGCTTTCACGGCAAGCACCTCGACCGCGAGTATCTGATCAAGGAGTACGGCGATCTCCTCTGGTACCTCGCTGAAGGCGCGACTGGGCTTGGGATCAAGCTCAGCGAGATCGCCGAGCGGAACGTCGCGAAGTTGAAAGCCAGATATCCGGAGGGTCATTTCACGGTCGAACGATCCGAGAACCGCAAGCCGGAGAACGAGTGATGATGAGCTCCGAGGTCCGTGGCTTCTATCGGCATTGGAAGGGAGGCGTTTACTTCATTCACGGCGTTGCTGTGCATGGCAGTGCTGCCGGCGTGGCCGACGGTGCTATCGAGTTCATTGTGTACGAGTCGATCCAAAGCGCAGACGATGATCGAATGCGAATACGCAGCGCGGGTGAGTTCTTCGAAAACGTTCGCGACATCGACGGACACACGGTGCCGCGTTTCGTGCGTGTCGAGTCGTGGTGACGGACGCATTCGCATGACGTAACCTCGTAGGACATGGCGGACCACAAAATCAGCATTCGCGTTCCGGATGAGCTCATCGCTAAGATCGATCAGCTCGGCGCGAGTCGTGGCTATCAGCGGTCGCAGACGATCCGCTTCATCTTGCAACGTGCCGTCGAGACGCCAGCGTTGGAGGCTGCGATCGGAGAAGAGATCGCGGCGTTCCAAGCCATGCTTCAAGAGAAGATGCAGCGCATCAGGCGACGCGTGCGTGAGATCCTAGTCGAGGAGCTGCTCGGTGGTTCTTCCGATGCGGGCGTCGCTGTCGAGCCGCCGACTCGCGCGCTTCCTGCACCAGGCGCAGACGTCGTCGAGGGGGAAGTCCTCGAAGGGCTCTCCGGCCGGGGGCGCCGCAGCCGAAAGCGAACGAGGGGCTGATGCTCGCCAAGAAGAAAGTCTTCGAGGAGCTGCTCGACACCGAGCTCGTCTTCAAGATCTGGATCTTGCTGCGCGGACACGGCGTACGTCTTCCTTCACACTTGCAAGGCGAGATCCTTTTCGTTCATCTCGGGCGACACCTCGCGATCCCGATCCCAGATCTCATCTTCAACAGCGAGGGCTTCTCTGGGACGCTTTCGTTCGACCGCACGCCGTTCCATTGCGTCGTTCCGTGGTCGGCCGTCGTCGCGATGAGCACGATCGACGTGCTGTCGCAGCACGCGACCGACACGATGATCGTTCAGTGGCCGTGGAAGGCGGAGCTCGCCAAGTCGGCGCCGCCTGCTCTTGCAGCGGAAGAACGACGCGCCGGCTTCAAGGTGCTCGAGGGCGGAAAGAAGGACGAAGAGTGACAGTCCGCGCGACTTGCTTCATCCTCGGGCACATCTACTGCTTCGTGCCGGACCGCTATCTCCGTGGCAGACAGGCGGTCACCGAGGGCGGTAGAGATCGCTGTCTTTGTTGCTGGCGGACCATGTAGAGCGGTGTAGTTGCCGCACCTACATCCTCGGCGGTATTCTCTGCTTGAGGGCGTATGGGCTTTCTCGCAACGGCATGGGCCTGGGTGTTCGCGCATCCGGCAGAGACGGGCTGGGCCATCTTCGGCACGCTGACCGCGTTCGTTGGCGTCTACCGCCTCAACGAGACCACGATCAAGGAGCGTGCGAAGAAGACGTCGACCCAGGCCGACGATAAGCTCGTGCGGTTTCTGGACGGCGTCGTCGCGGTCTTCGAGATCGCTAAGCTGTTCGTGCCACACGGCATCGCGCGCTCGCCCGCGTTGGCTCCGGTCGTGAAGCAAGAGGAGAGGGACCCCCGATGAAAAGCAGTAATGTCAGCGCCGTGCTCCTTCTGCTCGCGAGCTGCGGGGGTCCGCCGGCCGGAGCGCGCACGGTCCTCGAACAGCTCGGCGAAGGCCTCAACGTGGCCGACGAGGGGATCGCGCACCAGATAGAGGTGCGCGGGCCCGAGGCGCGCGAGCAGGTCATCCGCGAGGTCGACGCCGGCACGATCACCACGATCGAGCAGGGGCTCGCCCGCTTCGAAGAGCTGATGACGCCGACCAACCGGGCACGGCGCGTCGTGCGGGTCGCTCGTGGCCTTCTTCTCGCCGTCGAGCGTGCCCTCGATGAATGGAAGGCAGGCGTGAACGACGCCGAGCTCACCTTCTATTCTGCTGCGGCGTGCGCGCTGACCGCGCTGAGCGACGTCGTGAGCACTATCGAAGAGGTTGGCGGGATCGATCTGCCGGACACGTTCGTGGACGCCGTCCAGGCGCTCGGTGGCTTCGCGCAGTCGTCGTGCACGCACGACGCAGGAGAAGACGATGGCGGATCCGACGGTCAGTGAAGTCAAAGAGGCGATCGAGCTCGGCGCGGAGATCGCTGGCTGGGTGATCAAGGCCGTGGCGGCGTTCGTCAACGGAGACGACAATGCCAGGCATCTGGTCGACGTTCTTCCGGCGAAGATGAAAGCTGACGTCGAACACGCGCGACAGAAGGCAGAGCTCCGTAAGCAGCTCGCCGAGAAGCTACACGAGGGGTGATGGAAGACGCGTTCCGTACGCAAGGTTTCATGCGCATCGCGCCGATGTGGCGGCAGGGCTTCGGCCCGCCCACGATGCCGCTCGGGCAAGACACGCCCGCGCAGCAAGCCTCTCCGACAGGTGAGCATGGCTCGCCGCCCTCGAGCTACGCCGTCCTCGCGGTCCTCGACGGGGAGTCAGGCTCGATGCTTCGTCTTGTCGGCCTGACGCTTCTGCGCGGCTGCTTCATCATCCCGGGGATCTGGGTGACCTCGAAGGTCATGCGGATCGATCTGAGCGTCTACGAGCTCCTCGGGCTTTCGTTCGCCGGTTCCGCGACGATCACGGCCGGCATGGTCGGCTACTACTGGATCAGGAGAGCAACATCATGATGCTAGGAAACTGTGTGAACTGCGGACCGATGAACGTGGCAGGCATGCGCGGGCTCGGTGCAGTGGTCATGGAGCCGCTCACAGGCGGTCTTGCGCAAGGCGCCAACGCGGCCGGAGAGATGATCGCGGGCATGGGCCCGATCGCGCCGGCCGGCGTGATGCTGAGCGCGGGCCTCTACGGTGGCGCGCTCGCGGGCGCGTCGGCGGGCTCGTGGAAGGCGGCAGGAACCGGAGCGCTGCTCTCGAGCGGGCTCGCGGGCCTCGGCGCCGGCCTCGGAACGCTCTTCCTCTCGAGCACGCCCGAAGCGGCGCCGCCCGCGATGGAAACGCCGGTCGCCGGCCTCGGCGGCTCGACGCTCGTGGGCACGGCGTACGTGCTGATCGGCGCCGGTCTTCTCGGCTGGGGCGGATATCGCGCCTACAAGGCGATGCGGCGGCGCTGATGCCTCGCGGCTCGTGGACGGCAAAAGACGAGCGCAAATACAAGCACATCCTCGTGTCTTGTAAGCGCGCTCGTCGCCGCACGAAGAAAGCCGCGATCGTCTGTAAGCGAATCGCAGCCGCCACCGTGAATCGCGATCGCGCCCGACGTCGCCGAGCTTGACCGCCCTCGTCTATTCGCCTACGACGGCGGGTTGGAGGGTTGTATGGAAAAGCTCGAAGTCGGGTTCTGGCTGCTCGTTGCATTGATCGTCCCGCAGCTCTGTCTCTGCGTATCACCGCCGCACGGGCATGCGCAAGACGAAGTGCAACGCGAGCTTGCGTTGGCAGTGAGCCGCGTATGCGTGAACGAGGCGAGCCTCTCTGCGGCAGCTCCAGAGGATTGTGCCCTCATCTGGCAGGCCGCGCGAAACAGAGCGCGCACCGACGAGAGTCGACTCGCGTGGCTTCGTGCGCACTCGTCGTGCGTGCTCACCGATCGGCCGATGAGCGAACAAGAAGCACAAGGCAACTGTAGGTACAGTCGCTACTTGCAGGACAACGACACACAGCCGGAAGGCTGGCCTGAAGATCTCGAGTGGGGCCGCTTCACGCGTCGCTGGCAGCAGATCCGTACTGTTTCGCTTCGGCTTGTCACTGGGCGACTTCGGCTCGAGCCCTGTGACGGCGCAGTATTCACATGGGGCTCGGCGGAGGATCACGCGAACGCGCTCGCGCACGGACTCGTGCCGCTCGTTTGCCGCGGAACGTTGAACACGGGATACGCGTTGGCAGACCCGTCTTGATGCGCTAGTCTTGCAAGACCCCCAAAGCCATAGCTCCAAGCCACTGACTTGGCCGGGACGAGCGTGCTCGATCCCGCTGTGAGGCCCGCACAGTAAACAATGCTGGACGGGCCTCTTCCTTTCTCGTATTGTAAGCGGCGTTGGAAGGGCGGTGCCGCGATGAAGATCGAGGTTGGACAGCTGTATCGCGACAAGGACAAGCGCGAACACAGAATCGTCAAGGTTGTCGGCTTCAGACACGAACGTGCGAGTCAGCGCTACGTCGTTGTGGCGCGCGTCGGAACGCAACGGAAGACGAAGATTCGACAAGACGTGTTCGAGAAGCGGTTCGAGCCGTGCGTCGAGCCGAAGTGATGCGGCACGTCTACAGCGATCTCTGGGCGGAAGAGCACGGCTGCAAGTACCGCGTGATCCCGGTCAACATCGGGTGGCGCCGCAACGGCAAGGCCGTCATGGGCCGCGGCATCGCGAAGCAGCTCTGCGATTTGGGCTCGTACGATTACGAGACGTGGTGGGGGCGCGAGTGCATGCGTGGCGGCGAAGAGACGCCTGTGACGATTGGCGTATCCGACATGATCTTCTTCCCGACTAAGCCACTCGTCACGCAGTTTCCGTTCTTGTCGTGGCGGCAGGACAGCTCGCTCGAGCTCATCGAACGCTCGGCGCGCCAGCTCGCGGCGCTCACGCTGGACGGCTCCTCTGTCGCTCTGCCGCTCGTTGGCTGCGGCAATGGGCGTCTTCGCAAGGCCGACGTGCTTCCAATCCTCGAGCGCCATCTCGACGATCGCTTCGTGCTCGTAGAGCCTGAGCTCGATGTCTGGCTCAGCGGGGCGTACGGATGACACGCCACATCCTCACGGTCGATAGCAAGTGCTTGTGGTGTTGCGGACGCGGCTTCGTTTCCGACGTCAGCGCCACACACCCGTGTCGCTGCGTACGCGCCGAGTCAATCGCTGCCGTGTGCTACGGACCGCGCGTGGATGTTGCGGGCCTTGCCGTCAAAGCGAGTCACGTCGAGTCCGCTGGTCCCATGCCTGATCCGATTGCGTGTTGGCTCGCCGGACTGTCGAGCACCGGCACGATGGCCGACGTTTTTCATCAGGCCATCGCTCGAGGCGCTTACGAGAGAGCTCACGCTGAGATCGTCGCCGTCGTGCGGGCGGCGGTGGAGGTGCGCGATGGCCGCCGCGACGCGTCGATGGCCAGGCTGGAGCTTGACGATGCACTCGAAGCCCTCCGCGCGAAGCTGAATGGAGAGATGGGCTGATGGACAACTGCGAGCACGGAGTCGACGCACGCAACCACTGCCGTGACTGCGCGCTGACGCAGGCGAATGAAGACGCGAACGCGGCTGAGCGCAAGCTCCATGATGCGCGCATCGGACTTTCAACACAGCGGGCGGCGATCGCAGCGTTTCTGGCGCAGCTCGAGGCCGCCGACGCTCTCGCGGATGCGGTGGCGACTCGGCCGGGTGCACACGTCGAATCAGGCGGCGAGGTCGACCGCGCACTCCGCGCCTACCGCGCAGTGCGTGTGAAGTAACGACTCCACGGTATAGGAGCTGTGCGTCATACTGGGCGCGCAAAGGAGAGAACATGCGACAAGTCTTGTTGACACTAGTAGCTGCGTTGATTTGCGGTTGTGCGGATCCGGGTCCTGTCGATCGTACGGAGGCTGATCTCGACCTGTCGATGCTGGCGAGCATCGCGAGAGGACGGGCGCTCTTCAATAACTCGCCTCCCGGGACGAATGGACGCGCGTGCGCGTCGTGTCATACGACCGTCGAGCGTGCATTCAACATCGGTTATCGAACCGGGATCATGGAAGGGCAGCCGCCGCTTCTCGCTGCGTTGACTGGGGCACACTTCGTCCAGGAGCACGCGACGTTCGATCTGAGCGACGAGTTTGCGCAAGCCGTCTTTGCAGTCGACCCGACGGACCCACTCTTCAGGTCGATCGATTCGAACGATGGCGTGGGCGCCGACTTCTCGGTGTTGCGTGATCACGCGCTCATCCGCATCCCGGTCATCCTGCCGCCGAACGTTACGGTGGACGAGCTCGGGACCGACCCCGACATCACCATGCTGCCCGACGGCCGTATCCAGGTGATCGTACGGCGCTCCTCACCGCACGTCTTGAATGTCGCGCTCAAGGAGCCCGGCACCGCGCCGCTCGGCTATCACCGCGGAGGCGGGATCATGTGGGATGGGCGGGAGCTCGAGCTTGCGCATCAAGCTGGGAGCGCGCTCAACGATCACTTCCAGCCGACGATCCCGTTCACCGCTCAGCAGCGAACGGACATCGCGAACTTCCAGCGTTCGCTCTTCAGCTCGCCCGAGCTCGCGGAGATGGCGCGTGGTGGCGCGGAGCCCGGTCCGCCGGAGTGCCCTCCGCACGCGACGGCAGCGTGTCTGCGCGGTCGCGAGTTCTTGATCGAGCAACCCATGTTGAGCACGGACATGGCGCATCGTGGCTTCTGCGCGAGCTGCCACGGCGGTCCGATGATGATGCGTACTTCACCGTTCAACCCGCTTCAGCCGCCGTATCCGCCGCTCCCGTCTGGTGGATGCCCGTGTTCGAACGGACAGCCCCCTGGTCCGAGCGGGACCTGCGCGCCGTACGTCGACATGGAGGGTCCTATCGACTACCCGGGCGTCGGCCTAGTCTGCCTTCACCGCACGTCGGCGATGGGCGGGCTGCAACCGACGGCCGAGCTGCCCTTCCGCACGTACCGCTTCGCGACGCCCGCAGGTGAGTTCGTTATCCACGCGCATGATCCGGGGCGTCCGCTGCGCACCGGGGATCCGTGTGGCGAGGTCCCCGCCTCGTGCGGCTTGTCGCCAGGCGTTGCGCTTCCACAGTTCATGATCGCGACCCTGCGCGGCGTCTCGCATCGGCAGCGCTTCTTGCACGACAATGTGGAAGCGACCGTGCACGATCAGGTCGACGCGGTGGCGGTCGGCAGCGAACAAGTCGCGCTCGCACTGCGTGCCTTCGGCGATCCGAACTGGGAGGCGTTCATCCTCTCTCCTGGCGATGTCGACGACATCACTGCGTACATTCTCGAGTCGCATCTCTGAGCCATCGAGCGGAGCAACTGATCAAGTCGGCTGCTCCGCGTTCCTTCGCGCTAGCGTCAGGTAGCCTCTTTTCCGGCCTCGTCGTACTCTGTAGGCGTGACGGCGCTCTACATCGACGGGAAGAAGGACTACGAGATCACAGCGGAAGATCTCCTCTGGCTCGGTCGTGCGGCGCAGGGCGAAGGGGGCGACCCGCGAGCCGTCATCTGGGCGATGCTTCAGCGCTTCTCGCTGCCCGCGTTCAGGCACACATTTCCGACGCTGACGAGCTTCGTTCGCGCGTTCAGCCAGCCGGTCAATCCGCGATGGATGCGTGGCGGGGACAAGTGCGCGACGGGTGGAAGCGGCTACGGCACTCCGGACTGTGCCGAGCGTCTGCTCGATCGACGCGAAGAGATGAGCTCGCGCGATCCGGCGACGTTCAGCGCCGACGTGAAGGCGGCGATTGCTGCACTGAGCAAGGGATCGCTCGCCAATCCTGTTCCTCGCGTGGTCAACTTCGCCGTCGGCGATCGTGCGCGGGAATACGTTGCCGCGCATCCTGGCTCGCAGCTCGTTGGCTGCTGCTACATCATCACGCCCGAATCGGCGCGCTGGCCGAACAACTACGTCGCGCTCGGACCGAGCACCTGGCCGTACGTCGTTGGCGGCTTCGTCGCTGGACTCGCGGTCTTCGGTACGGCAGCTTGGTTCATCTGGAGGCACCGATGAATCAAGCCGAGCTCGATGCGCGTGTGGTGGAGCTGTCCGAGCAGATGCGTGCTGCGCAACGTGCTGCGTTGAAGCGGCAGCGTGACGCCTTCCAGGCGAAGTGGGGCTCGTTCTGGAAGTGCGAGAAGTGCGGAGCGCGGCTTGGTGGTGTCACGGACATCCTCGTTGGAACGACTTTCAGGCGGGCGACGGATGCGCGTTGTGCTTGTGGCGGCGCTGTGAAGTTCGTCGGCTACGCGCCGCCTCCGAAGGACTGAAGCATGTCGCTCACGAAGCCGATCCAGGCAAAGAGCTATGGGCCCTTTACCGTGCTCGTTTATCAGCACGGGAACACGTTCCATCTCGGCGTGGACGGGCCGAAGCCGCGTCCGCCCGGAGCCGCGCTTCTTCGGATCGGGTTATGGGATACGCGTCGAGAGGCGTTGAGCAAAGCCGACGAAGTCTTCACTCCGTTGCCGCTTCCAGAGGAAACATGAGCGACGTCGCACACACCTGGGCGTTGATCGGCGATTCGCAAGCCGTGGGGCTCGAGCCGCATCTGCGCGAGTTCTTCGCTGCGCACGGCTTTGCACTCGACGGCTACATCGGCAACGTCGGGTGGAGCACGTCGCGCTTCGCTGCGACACGTGCCGCGGTCGACGTCGTGCAAGGTCGGCCGAGCTTCGTCGTCGTCGTGCTCGGCGGAAACGACATGCCGGTCGACGCGCTACGCGACAAGATCCGGCTCGTCGTCGCGCAGCTTCGTACGTACGGCACGCCACGGATCGTCTGGGTAGGACCGGCGCATTCGAGCGTGCCAGAGATCCAGACGCGCAAGCGCGAAGTCGACGCGCAGCAGCGTGTGATGAGCGGACAGCTCGGCTTCGACTGGATCGACGGCGGTGCGATGACTGCCGATCTTCCGCACACACAAGACGGCGTGCACTTCACGCGCGAAGGAAGCCGCACGTGGGCTCGTCGTCTCGAGCAGCAGATCTTCGGCGTTCACCTTCTTCCAACCGATCCGCCGAGCCGCGTCGCTGCGATCATCGGCACGGTCGGCATCGTGGGCATGCTCGGCTGGCTCGGCTGGATGATCTGGAGGCGGTGATGCGCATCTGGTTTGCTGAAGAGTACCCACGGCAGGCCCTAGCTCGTAGTCTTCACACGGACGAAGCGCTCAACGAGGCGTTGGTCCGGCTGGCGACTTTGTACTGCAACGAGTTCGGCAGCGCGGAGAGCTGCCCAGACGGCCACGTCGATTGCGCGCATGTGGCTTTCGTTGTCGAAGACGCTGCGGTAGGTGGACGCTACGAAGTCGTCCTCCAGAAAGACGAGAGCGGGGCATGGACGGCGTGTTGAAAGAGGCGCTCGTGCAGTGCGGTCCGTTGAAGCTCGGAGTTTGGATCGATGATCCTCCGCACGACGTCCTCAAGCCGGCGTACATCGACGCGATCCACGCGCTCCCGTTCCGCGAGCTCGCCGTCATGGTCGACGGGCCCAAGCCAGGGATCAAGGACGCGCGTTGGAGCGCCGCACAGTTGAAAGAGTTCTTCGCTGCGTTCCCGGCGCACGATCGGATCATGACGGTGTGGACACCCGCGCAGAAGCATCCGATCGCCGAGCTCGAGGCGAAGATCATGGAGCTTGCCGACGCGCTCAAGCCGATCGCAATCGAGGCCGATGCGGAACCCGCCGGCAAATGGGCGAAGAAGTTTCTGGTCGGCTACGCGACGCTCGGCGAAGCGGCGGCGGACACGATGCGCGTTCTACGAAAGCCGGGCGTGCGCACCGAGGTCACCGTCTTCCCGAGCGCCTATTCCAGCGCGGCCGAGCTCGTGAAGCTCGCCGATGTGCTCGTCTCACAGAACTACGCGGTCGCATCGCACGACGGGCAGGCGGTCCCAGCGTTCGGGCCGCTCGGCCCCGATCGCTACCCGCGTGAATCGATCCTTCTCGCGCGCGAGCGCTTCCCGAAGCAGCGCATCGTCTCGGGGCACGCAGCTTACCATCAGCGCTTCACCAACCTGCCACCGCACGACGCGATGATGAAGGCGATCGCGAGCGCGACTGGCGTGGGCTGTAACCACATCCGCTTCTGGGCGGGCAAACACTTCTTTCGCTTCAAGCACGCGTACGCGCTCGAAGTGATCGACGAGATCCGCCCGTTCGTCGTGCTCTAGCCGGGCGTTCGGCGGAGCTCGTGATAGTTCTCGAGTGCGAGAAGCACGCGGTCACGTGCGATTGCACGTTCAGCCGAATCCGGTGGCGCGTTGAAGTAGTCGGCGATCCGAAGCGCCAGTTTATCCGCGGCTTCGAGCTTCGTATTCGTCAGGTTGATCCGCACCGTTGGCGAGCTGTCCTTCGCACGTCGTGCGCTGCGAAATAGGAAGCGCGGCTTCACGCAACGCTCACTTCTCGTCGTCAGGCAGCTTCGGCGTGTCCTTGATCGACTGGAACGTTTGCGAGCTCGAGGTGCGTACCTTGCGCGTCCACTTCCGCCACGCGGAGCGCAGCAGCAGATAGAGGTCGTGTCCCTCGGCGAGGTGCTGCTCCATCTTGCCTGTCGTCGGGTTGTAGACGATCTCGCGCAGCCATTCGCCGAACACGGCGCGCTCTGCCGGATCGAGATCGTCCCACGAGTCGCGCTCTACGAGCTCGATCATCGCCTTCGCTCGTTCGCTCACGGGTTACCTCCGGAAAGCGAGCCACAATCCGTAACCGAGGCCGAGCACGCTCACGCCCCCAACGAGCGCGAGACCGAACACCTTCCAGTCGAAGCTGACGGCGAGATCCGGATCGTCCATCACGGGCTCGTATTCGGGATTCACGCGTTACCTCCCACGAGGAGCGCTTGACGTACCAACGCGTCCGAGAGCGCGTAGACAGGAACGCATGCGCGTTGCCCGTCGACCACGATATTCGCGCCGGAGAACGTGATCCCGCGCTGTGCCAACCACGCTTGCGGGTCGTCGTTGTAGACCTGATACGGTCCCGGGAGCGGCGAGGCGCCTGCACGCGTCGCGTGACGCACCTCGAAATGGAGGTGCCAGTGCATCCCCGGAAACTTGTCGTTCGTCGTGTTACCAACGAACCCGACCACCGATCCGGCAGGCAGCACGCGCTGCGTTCCGAGAAACTGCTGCATGTACGGCGCGTGGTGGTCCAGGTGGCAATAGAACGTCCAGAAGCCCGCATCGGCCGAGCCGATGTGCTTCAGGACGACAGCGTTCCCGTAGCCGTCGAACGGGCCTCTGCGCGTCGTATGGAGCGGCAGACGCTCGACAAGCGCATCCGCGACCGAGTAGACGGGAACCTCGCCGGGCCGATGGCCAGGGATCGAGATGTCGATCCCCGCGTGGAACGTCGGCGCGTGTGGAGGCCGGCGCGCAGGCCGCACGCCGTAGCGCGAGCTCAGTCGGCCGAGTCCGGGCGCAACGGGCGGATAGTATGTGCAGGGCACGCCTCGAGCGTACAACGTGGGTGCGTGGTGCTCAACCGGACGAGGCCCATGCTCCAGGCATGACGGCGCTCGGAAAGACGTATCGTCCCGACGACTGAAGCTCCGCTTCAGCGAGGCGCCATTCGCTTCGCGCGTATTCGAGCTCGAAGCCGCACGAGTCCACGAGGACGGCAACGCGCTCCTGAAGGAAGCGCAGCGCCGCTTCGCGCGAGGCGAAGATCTCGAGGACTCCACCGCGCCCGACGTGGTGCTCGTGGTCCCATGCAAGCCAGATTGTCATCGTTGCCTCATGGTCCGGAAGATCTCTCCGTCGTAGTTGACGAACCCCGATGGGTCTACGTAGACGAGCCCGGTCTTGCACAGCTCGCCATTGACGCGGATCGTGCGCGGCCCGCTCACGTGAACGTTGTGCGCCACGAGATAGGCGTCGATCGCGGTAGCGACTTCATCGCCGGTCAGCTCGATGCCTTCAGCAGTCACCTTCATCGACGGCCCTGCTTCTCCGCGATCGCGCGTGTGGCGAACGTCGCAGCAAGGAGGAAATGGCGTTCGGCTTGTTCGAGCGCGCTCAGCGCGAGCAGATAGTGCTGCTCGGCGAGCGGACACTCCGATGCGTCTCGTGACGCATCGCCTTCGGGCCCGGCTCCACCTCCGGGAAAGAGGATCTCGGCGCGGCGGAGCTCGATGCTACGCGCGATCTGCGCGAGCGGTCTGCGATCTTCGTCTTTCATCCGAGCATGCTCCGGCGAAAGGTTGGCGTTCCATCGACAACGGGAATGCGCTTCACGAGCGCTTCGGCAGTCCGTGCGAGCTTGGTGCCGCATCGCGGGCAGTGCGCATCGCGCACACGGGCGTATTTGTGACTCGGCCAGCGCCAGATCACCTTGCACGCGTGGCAGCGTCCGAACGTAGCTCGGCGCGGCGGGAGCGTGTTCATGACGGCATGTCCCCCTTGTTGCGGTACACGTGCCAGCGGCGCGCGTTCGGCTTCCAGCGGTGCGGATCGGCCGGCGGGCCGGCGTCGACCGCCCACGCTTCGCCAGGGCGGAATCCGAAGAACGCGAGCGCGCTGCGCGCGTCTGTTGCAATGACGGAGACGTACGCCTCGCGTTCGAGCTCGATCCTCGTTCCGTCGCTCATCGTGTGAACGATCTTCCGGCTCATCCGTAACGCTCCTCTCCGAATAGCGCGCACTGGATCAAGAGATCGCCGAGCGGTCCATCGCCCTGTCCGGCGAGCAATCGTCCGAAGAGCTTGGGTTGAATCCTCGCGAGCACGGCGAGACCACGCTTGATCGCAGCATCGTCGAGTGCGCGCCAGGGTCCCGGCACTTCGGGATCCTCCTCGTCTTCGCGCTCGCGGACGCACGTCGCGTGTTCTCCGTACTTCACTTCGCCCCAGTAGCCGATCCCGTAGGTGTGACTCCCGAGCGCGGACTCGATGCACGCCATGACCTCTGATTCGTCGATCTCGATCTCGACCTTGATCGTAGCGGGCTTCTCCCGCGCGTCCGGCCCGTGGTATCGATCGTAATCAGCAGCGTTGCGATCCATGGCTACTTCTCCCCTCGTGCGAGCGCGCGAGCGCGATCGGCTGCGTTGAGCAGCATGCTCCCGAGCTCGGCCGCTTCATCCGCGGACATGTTACTGATCCAGACGACGGGATGGCCCCATTTCGCTTCTTCTTCGAGCTCGAAGCGGAGCGATACGGTCGCCGGGTACGACGGCCCTCCGCCCGCAGACGTCGCGAACGCGCCGTGCTTCCGGACGTGGATCGGCCGGTCCTTCGGCCGCTCGTTCTCGGATTTGCGCGCGTAGATTGTAAGGTGCACGGCTAGACCTCTTTCAACGCGTTGCGGAGCGCATCCGCGGAATCGAAGATTGCTCCGATCGAGCGATTGAGATCGTCGAGAGCGTTCTCGCACATCTCTGGATACAGCTCGCGGCGGATCTCCATGACGCTGCGGTAGGAGCACGCGCCAAGGGAAGCGATCCCGACGATCGTGCGGCCGGTAGGCGTTTCCCATGTGGCTCGCACGACAACCGAGCACCATGCGGCGACGTTGCCGGCGTCGAGCTCGCGCCGGATCCAGTCCTCTTGCTCGCGATCCGTCTCGGGATCGATCGCCGAGCAGTTCCCGACATACGGCTCGCATTCCGGCTCGATCTCGAGCGTGAACGTAACCTCGTCCGCGCGAAGCTCGCGCAGCTTCTTCTCGACCGTTCGGCGCGGCCGCTTGCGCGGCGTGCGCGGGAGATCTCGCTCGTTCATGCACCCTTCCCTTCTGTTGTTGACTCCGCTCGCACGGCGCCGAGCATGACTCAGCGCCTAGCGGCCAGATTCAACGCGGTAGACGTTCGCCCTCGATGTACGGATCGAAGCCCTCGGCGGTAAGCGCGTCGCAGATCCCGCCGTCGATCGTGCCGCAGTCCAAGCGTCCGCAATCTCCGTTCAGGAGTCCGCGGATCGCGAAACCGATTGCCGCCCATTCGGGCCCGAGCACGCCGTCATCTCCGATCCCGGATTCGTAGGCTTGTCGGTGCTGCTCGCGGTACAGCTCCCACGCTTGCAGCATGCGGACGATCGCGAGCTCGCGTCCACGCGGAGCGCGCATAGCTTCGGTGTGTCGTTGTTTCCAGTCCATGATCAACCCTCGCCTTTCTCGGGCATCCGTTCTGCGATGTCAGCCCAGCTTCCGATCCGGATCGCGTCCGCGTCGCGGTGGTAGACCAACGTCGTGCCGTACGAATCGCCGGTATTGCAGTATTCGTACGGAGGCGCCGATCTGAAATCTTCGGGCTCGCCCAAGACTTCTACGCCGGACGTTCCGAGGATCAGATCGATCGCATGGAGCACCAGCGTAGTGCGCCACATCCGTGAATCGAGCGGATCGTTGTAGCAGCGGCGCCGATACGCGTCCGTTTCCGGACACTCCTTTTCGAGCAATGCGCCGAGCCGTTCCGGTTCATCGCGCACGTGCGCGAGCTTCCGGATCAACAAAGCTTGCTCACGTTCGAGCTGCGGGAACGCCGTGCAGAGCCGCGCCGCGCTCGGAACCTTGATCCCACGCATTGAAACCCTTCCCTTCAGACTTCGCAGTCTCACGCGGAGCACGAGTAGGACTCGTGCGCCGGAGCGAACGCGAAGATCAGACTTTGGCCATCGCGGCGCGCTTCTCTTTGCGGCAGAGCCGAAGAAGCAACGCCATTTCCTCGCGCGTCATCGGATCGAGTTGATCCGTATCGAAGCGAGGCCCTTCGTCGTCGTGCTCGACCTGGATCTGAGTCTTGATCCCTTCCGAGTAGTGGTGCCCGCAGATCAACGCCGCGTAGATCGTCTCGCCCGATTCGTCGAGCAAGGCTTCCGCCGCATCGCTGAGGCCGAAATCCTCGACTAGCTTGCGCGTGACGTCGCGCCGGGCGTAGCTCTCCCATCCCTCCCCTTCTGCTTCGAGCTCACGCTCCGACAGGTCGTTCTCGTCCAAGATCGGATAGTTTTCGAGCCGATCGGCGATCGCCTGTACTTCGAGCTCGCGCGAAGGGTGAGCCAGGATGATCTCGAACCATCCGCACGCCCAGTGATTGAACGAGTGCGTCTCGATCATGCCGTTCTCGCCGTTCTCGTCTTCTCCGGCGTTCTCGCCGCCGAGCGTCGCGAGAGCCACAGCGAAGTTGGACTCGTCCAGCGGGCCCGAGTCGCGCGCGCGAATCGTGGGGACCACGATCCAGTCCTGCCGGTCCGGCAGATTGAGCCCCTTGGTGTCGTGCGGACTCGGGGACCATTCGCTGTAGCGCTTCATGATCAGCCTTCCTTCCATGCTTCGCGGACGGCCGCGCCGTGCTCGCGAGCGATCTTCGCCGCCGTTTGGCGGATGGTGCTGAGGGTCTGCCCTTCGAAGGACACTGCACCCGAGCGGCCGTCCGGCATAGTCCAGGTCGGGCCGGTGAAACCCTCGCAACGGAGGCGGTAGATCCAGCGCCATTGATAGCGCGGGTTCGAGCCGGGAGCGGGGTAGACCTTGCTCCGCTCGATCCACACCGTCCTACTCGCCGTTCCGCCTTCCATGGAACCCTTACAATGCTAGCGCCGTGCCAGCTTGGATCGCGCCGAGCCGGCTCACACCTACATGTAGTCTGGGCCGGATCGGCACGGTTTGAGGGCCTTTTTCTTCACAGGGCTACATGTAGGTGTGGGTGCGAGCTCGAGGCCGATCGCGTTGTCGGACTATAGTCCGACAGGGCCTTTTGTCAGCTAGCAAGGGTGCCTAGCTGACTTGGCCCGCCGCATGCAATACTAGGATTCGAGCGCGGCGGAAGCCGGCCGGAAAGAGGGGATCGGATGGAGCGGCAGACTCAGGAGGAACGCGCACGGCAGGCCGGTGGCGGATCGCGCTACTACTACAAGTGCGCGGACGGCGAGACGTTCAGCGCGTATGCGGTCAACGAAGCGGCCGCATTCCGCGTACTGAACGCGGAGCGCCCCGGCATGATGGCTGAGTTGATCGCTTTCGATCTTGAGTGATCTACGGCCGCTAGGTGCGCTCCATCCGAGCGCACCGTGCGAGCGCAGATCAAAGAAGGGAGGGGTTGATCATGGATCCGGAAGCATGTCTACAACGCGCGCAACGCGCGTTCGTTCGTGGTGAGTACAGCGAAGCGCGAGCGGCTCTGCGCGATTACGCAGCGTGGCGCGCAGCGGGCGGATACGAGCCGAAGGGCGATCCCGCGGACTACGTCGCAGGGCGCCCGGAGAGTGGCGATGTACGTGCGCGCGAGCTTCGCGCCTCCCTCGTCGGCATGCACGAGCGCAAGCCTCGCGGTGTACGCCGGACCGTGATCGAGCGGATCGGTGATACCTCGCCCGAGGATCACGGGGGCGGAGCGCTGGTCAAGGTCCGCTCGCGCTACGGGTGCGAGCTCATGCTCGAATACACGCCCGGGATCGAAGGCGCCGAAACGGACGGCGACGAATACGGCACGCGTGAGGAGCAGCGCGCGTATCGAAAGACGGGGCTCGAAGTCTACAGGGTTCCCGTAGGCGCAACTCCCGAGGACATTCGGAGCGCGCTCGACTGGTGCGAATGGGAGAGCATCGCGCGTTACACGGATCAAGATCCGTGGGAGATCTTCGAAGCGGCCCTGAGCGGACTCCCGCGCGATGTCTGTTATCTGTACGAACTGGCCGCGTCGTACCACGGATGGAGCGCGCTCGACGATGATCCGTTGGTCGAGCCCTATTGGGCGGTAGCGCGCCGCTGGACGTCGCCACGCCGGACCTGTAAGCGCTGCGGGCTGCTTTGCGCTGGGGGACACTACAGGCCTCCGACCGATCCTGCGAAACGCGCGTGGGAGGTTTGCGAAGCTTGAACCCGGCCGGTAGGACGCGAGCTCGGCTCGCGTTCGTCCGAGCGGATTCAACCGAAGGGAGAACACGATGGACAACAACGAACGAGCGAAGGGCATGGCGCACTTGGAAGCGCAGTTCATGTCCCCCGAGATCGAGCTCATGGGCGCATGGGCTGTGAGCTGCAATGGTGGCGAAACGTACACGGTCCCCGCCGATCTGATCGGTGACGAAAAGGCGCAAGAGCACGGCTATCCGACGATCGATGCGGTGCAAGACTACTGCGAAGGGACGCCGGATGAACTCGATCATCCGAACGGGGTCGAGGGCCTTGCCGATGCGGAATACGTCCACGGCTATTTCGCTCGGCTGAGCGCTTCCGGTTACATGGACTGCACCGAATGGGCGGGCCCGTTCGAGACGAACGCGGAAGCAGAAGAGTACCTCGTGGACACCTACGTGGACCCTGATTCATGGGAAGAAATCGAAGCAGCGCAGGGGTAGCATTGAATAGCGGCCGGTAGCCGCGCGTCTAGCTGACACGCGGACTCCGAGCGGGATTCAACGCTGAAAGGGTGGAAATCGTGGCGAGCAAGAAAGAGAAAGAAGCGGAGCGGCAAGAGGCGATCGAGCGCTTGCGGGAGATTCTTCCGCCCGGATCCGTCGTGACGTGCGTCCTTCGGCACGTCGCTCGCTCGGGCATGTACCGCGCGATCGATCTCTACGTGTTCAAGTGTGGAGATGAGGGCCGCATCGATCATTTGTGGCTCAGCTACAACGTAGCTAAGGCGCTCGGATATCGATTCGACGAACGACGCGAAGCTGTGGGCATCAGTGGGTGCGGCATGGATATGGGCTTTGCGCTCGTTCACGAGCTGAGCCTGACGCTTCATCCGGAATCGAAAGGCGGTGGAGAGGAGCGGACCACGTCCGGGAGCTTCAAGGCTGCCAACAAGCCTACGCCGGAGTGCTACGCGCGAGGGTATAGCCTCAAGCATGAATGGCTAGGCTGATTCTTCGGGGCGCACGTTGGTGCATGCAGGCTGCTGCGGCGAAGATCGCATGCTGAGTCCTGTGTCCGGGGTTCGAGCCCCCGGGCGCTCCATGGGAGGTTTCCAAATGCGACGACTCTTGATTGCGTGCGTGCTCATGCTCGGCGGATGCGGCGTGTGTCACGTTCCTGCCGAAACGGATGCGGGCCCCGAGCTCGTGAACGACGCCGGGCAACTCGAACCGATCGACGGGCATCCGATCACGTGCCTTCACGACTGCGACTCGGGCGCGGACGCCGGGCAGGCGCTCGACGCGGGCCCCGAGACGATCGACACGGCCGAGGCATGCGAAATGGTCGCGAACGAGTGCGATGTCGCGTGCCCGTTCGCCGGAGTCTGCAATGCGGAAGCGGTGGCGTTCTGCGCACGCGAGCTCGCGGAGCAGGGCGACAACTGTGTCAACGTCCGCGCGATCTTGGAATCGCCGGAGTGCACCGAAGCGTGCGAGTGAAAGGGGGAGCGATGTCCGAGAAGAAACAGACGCTCAATCAAGCGCTCAACAACCCGAACATCCGTCGAGCTCTCGGAAGCTTCGTAGGCTGCCCTGAGGGTGGTTGGGGCGAAACGGATCAAGCCGAGCGACGGCTCGACGATGCGCTGCCGTATCGGTTTCAACGGACCTATACGATGAGCGAGCTCATCAATGCGGCACTCGAGGTCAACGAAGCAACGCAGCGCTACCAGTGGCGGGAGGCCGCTCGACAGGATTGATCTTCGGCCGGTAGGTGCTCTCACGCGAGAGCGCTGTCCGAGCGCAGATCAAGCGCTTGCCACGGTGAGGAGCCGCGGCATTCGTTCGAGGAGGACACCATGGAAACCGAAACGTTGAATCAGATCGAGACGCTTGCAAAGACGGTCGAGGCGCAGCACGTCGCGCTCGTGAGCGCGATCGCCGAAGAGAACAAAGCGGATGCGCTCTTACTCGAAGCGGTCATCGCCAAGCTCGGCGGAGCGCTACCGGCGTTGTGTAGTCGGCCGAAGATCGAATATCGCTGCACGGGCCTAGCGACGGACTCGCAACGCGAGAGCAGCAAGCGTGCCGCGTGGCGTGGCATGTGCGTCTCGGACAAATGGCCCGGCGCGATCGAGGACAATCCGCGTTCCAACAGCGGGGCGTACGAGGGTACCGATCTCTTCATTCGCGATGACGGCAGTTTCGTAGAGCTCGAATACACGGGATCGTGGTCGCGCTGGCAAGGATCGATCTCCGCGTGGGAGTCGTCCGAGCGTGAGCTCACGATCCAGGAAGTCGCAAGCGAATACGAGATCAACCCGATCGTCGGGCACATCCTGCGCCACCTGTCCGAATACGCCAACGGCAACGCGAGCAAGCGCGCAGCGCAGGCGCGTGAGCGTGCCGAGAAGATCGGCGCGCTCCTGCATCTTCTGAAGTAGATCGCAGCCTGCTCCGATCCGCGAACGCTCGCGGATCGCATGGAGGTGGTGATCATGATGAGCCGGGATGAGGCGCTCGCCGCAGCGGAGCGGCAATGCGAGGCGCACGGAATCGACTTTCATACGCCCGCAATCCGCGGGGCGATCACGAATCTGCTCACGCCGATCTTGCTCGAGTGGTCGCTCGATCTCGAAGAGCTGAAGAGCCTGCGCGAGCAGATTCGCAAGAGCGCTGATCGAGCGCGCTTCCTCGAGCATACGAACGAGGACGACGGGGCGTGAGCGGCGTCGCGCAAATGGCGAAGGTAAAGCACGCCTGTCCGCGCTGCGGACACATCGCACATCGAAGCGTGTGGATGCACGCCGACGGCGTCTACCGCCCAAAGTCGTGCTCCATCTGCGTGAAGATTGCGAGTGCCGAGAAGCACGAAACGATGGCGCGCAAACTCCGCTTCGATGCGGCAACGATGTGCGCGAAGCGCAAAGCGAAGAAGGGCGCACCGTGATCTGCCCCACATGCAAAGAGCCGATGGTAGAGCTCCTGCTCTCGTCGGTCTGCGATCGATGCGAAGGCGCGTCGGCGCCGGAGCCGCACCGCGGCTACATCGTTTGGCGCGCTCGCCCGAACGGGAGCTGCGAATACGTCTTCAAGACGGTGCGTGACGCCGAGAAGTGGCGCGCCGCTGCGGGCCTCGATGCGAAGCCTATCCGCGTTGTGCTCTCACCGGAACCGTTCCATTGGCGGCAGAGCACTGGCAGCGTGCGAGACATCGAGCTCGCCGATCGCCTGTTCGAAGTCTACCCGGACGCGACGCATACACCCGGACCTAACCGCGTGCATTTGGAGCCAGCGTGATGCCCAAGCTCAAAATCAAAGAAGGGCCGTGCCGATGCGATCGCCCGAAGACATCGCACGAAGTCCGCAAGATGGTGCCGTGCGATCGCTGTAAGAAGCTCGCATTCAACCCGGTGCAGCTCGGGTGCTGGACGTTCCATGTCCGCTGCGCGCTGCTTTGGGCGCAACAGAAGAACGCGGCGACGGCGATCCGCACGTGCGCGCTGAACGATTCGTTCTTCGGCCGAGCTCGGCTTTGCTGCATGGGGCCTTCGATCACCAAGCGCGTCGTCGAGATCCGGAGTCCACGCCCGCGCCAGTGGCGCCTGAACAAGGTGCAGCTCGCGTGCCTTCGCGCGATCGATCACGGCGGATCGGTGCGGTCGTTTCACCACGCGACGTTGTACGCGCTCAAACGTCGCGATCTCGCATTCTCCGTTGGCGCGTATCGCGGTGGAAGCATCTGGCAGCTCACCGAGAGCGGCCACGAATACACGAGGGCCAAGTGAACGCCGAAGCACTCGACCGCTTTCGTGCGTGGATGATCGATCGCGAGAAGCTGGCGATCACCTCGGCGCGGAAGGCTGCGAACGACGTGAGGACGATGCGCGACCACGGGACGAGCCCGCCGGCCTCGCAAATGCTCCGCAAGCGCCTGCGTGACTACCGCTGGGCGTGGGCCCTCTGGGCCGACTTCTGCGAATCTGAGGGGCGCCGGAACAGGCTTCCACCGCCCGCCGAGCTCCCGCCCGAGCCGGCGTCGCACCGCAAGAGGAAGAGGCGCAAGGAGCCCAAGCGGCTCAAGGAGGCCGTGTCCATCCCGATCGAGCTGTGGAGGCCGTTCCTTCGACTCGTAGAGGCAGACGAGACGACGGCCGGCCGGGTGATCGACGTGATGTGCAGCTCGGCTCTGCGCGTCTCGGACGTGCTGCGGACCGACGCTGGGGTCATCGATGCCGGATTCGCACGCGAGGACGGGATCACACGGATCGTGGTGAAGGGGAGTAAGCCGATCGTCTATTCGGTGCTCGGCGCCAAGCGGGAATGGAAGCGCCTGCGCGATCGCCTCGGCGAAGGTCAGCTCGTCGCCACGGCCGTCAGCAAGACGGACGACTGGACCGCGAACGGCGCAGCGTATCAGGCCTGTCGGCGCAAGCTTCACGAGCTCGCGGCCGCTGCGGGCATCGAGGACAGAATCTATTTGCATCGGCTTCGTCGCACCGTAGCATTGCAAGCAGGCATGATCTCTGGTAACAGGTTCGCTGTTCAGAAGATCTTGAACCACGACTCGCCCGAGACGACCGACGGCTACCTCGACGAAGCAGCCGCGCTCGAGTCGGCAAAGCTACTCCGGCAGGTCCGGAAGAAGATGAGGGACGCATGAAGCTCGTACCGCGGATTCGCATCCCGTTGAATGCGGGCATCGCCGGTCTCGATGCGCTCCTCGAGAGCACGCCCGTCGAGATCTCGACCAAGCCGGCGAACGGCAATCCAAAGACGCTCCGACGCCGGAAGGAACGGAAGAAGAGCAAGGGTGGTCCTCGGAAGAGCAAACGCTGAGAGCGTTGAAAGGGTGGTGATCGTGATCGACTCGAGTGGGAAGCGTCCGCCGTTCAGGGCGCCGGAAGTGGCGAACGTGCAGAAGGGCGATTACGTCTGGGCGCCGCGAGGATCGCTCACGGCGCGTGCGTTGGTCCAAGACGTCACCGGACCGAAGGCCTGGGTAAAGGCACGCGACGGTTTCGTCTGGATGGTAGACATCGCGCTCCTTACGCCGTGTGTCGACTCCGGCGAGGCGGGCCGGTCCTCGGTGGAAGGACAACGCGAGATCATCAAGAAGGCGTCGATTCATCTCCAAGCAGCACGCCGCCTCGCAGCGGACCACGCAATGGACGTGATGGACGAGGAGGACGAGTAGCGATGCCCGACAACGACCCGTACCCGGAGCACACGCGCTTGCACGCGATCAAAGACGACTCGCAGAAGATCGGTGCGTTCCTCGATTGGTTGGAAGCGCAGGAAGAAGCCATCAGGCTGTGTCGCTGGAATGACCAGCGCGCAGAGTACGAACGCATCTATGAAGGGGTCGAGACAATCCTTTCGCGCTACTTCGAGATCGACCTCAACAAGATCGAAACGGAGCGCCGGGCAATGCTCGAGGAGCAGCGTCGATTGAACATCTATGAAGGGGTCGAGCAGCGTCGATTGAACAAGCGTTAGAACTACCCGCCGTGGGTTCGCCGCGTATAAGCGCGCCCTCGCATTCATCGACTGTGCGGCGCCGTCTAGCGGGCACCTCGAACGGGGCAGCCAGCCAGGCACCCCGTAATGAAAGAGCGAGAGCACATGTGAGACGCGGATCGGCCGTTCGACTCGGCCGGGCGGGATCGTTGAAAGAAGGGTGGTGAACAATGGCTAAGCAGGCACTCGAGGGCTCGAGGCTCAATGCGTTCGGCATGGACCCGGACGACCTGACGATCGTTGGGCTCGACACGAAAGATGGGCGCGAACACCCGCTCTACGACGAGCGGATCCATCTCGGACTCACCGAAGAGTGGGTCAAGAACATCATGTGCTATGGCGTGCTCGAGCCGGTGCTCGTTCGCAAGAACGGGGAACAGGTCGAGGTCATCGCAGGCCGCCAACGCGTCCGCGGAGCACGCGAAGCGAACAAACGCCTCGTCGCAGCCGGCGGCGAGCCGATCAAGGTCCCGTGCATGGTGAAGCGGACGAGCGACGGCGACGCGTTCGGGATCACGCTCGCCGAGAACGAAAACAGGGTCGACGACTCGCCGATCATCCGGGCGCGCAAGGCGCAGCGCTACCTCGATCTCGGGCGGTCCGAAGAGGACGTAGCGGTCACGATGGGTCTGCCGCTTCCGAGCGTGAAGACGCTGCTCAACCTGCTCGACCTCGACGATCAGGTACAGCGCCTCGTTCACGACCGCCGGCTCTCGCAGACCGCCGCCATGACCCTGCGCGATCTGCCACGCGAACAGCAGCGCGAGAAGGCTGAGGAGTACGCCACGCTCGGCGTCACCGTCGAAGAAGCGAAGCGCCAGACGAAGATGCGCAAGAGCAACGGGAATGGACACGCCACGGGCGAGGTCCGTGCAGCGCGCCCGGGGACCGCCGTCCTGCGCAAGCTCGCCGAGAACGAGGACTTCCTCGGTGGACTCTCGAACGACGCGCGGGCGCTCCTTCATTGGGTCCTCGGCGAAGAGAGCCGCGCCAAGCAGGTCCGCGGCCTCATCTCTACGTTGCGCGAGCTCGGCTACGACACGGACGGCGTCCGCAAGCTCTCGAAGTTCGAGACATGAAGAAGCCTTGCAGGAGTTGCCCGTTCCGCCGGACGTCGTTGCCAGGCTGGCTCGGCGCAGCCATGCCCGAAGAGTTCGCACTCTCGATCGCACGTGACGAAGCGCTCCCGTGCCACGAGTCGATCGACTACGAAGATCCGGAGTGGCTCACGAAGTGGGAGAGCCGCGAGCGCGGCGAGCACTGCATCGGCTCGCTGATCCTCGCGCGCAACGTCCTGAAGCTTCCACGCTTCAAAGACGCACCGAAGGTCGAGCCCGATCGCGCGCTCGTCTTCGGCTCGTTCAAGGAGTTCATCGAGCACCACCGCGCAAGTCGAACCCGTTCGTGGAAAGAACAACCGCGCGATCGTGAACAAGTCCGCAGCGTCCTCGGGCTCCCACCGTGCAGCGATGACACATGAACAACATGCAATACTGGCGCAGCATCGCAGTGCTTGCAGCCTCCCGCGGCTACTTCGACGTCGCCAAGGTCGCAATCGTCCGCATGCTGATCGAGATCCTGTCCTAACAACAAGAGAGGGTGAAATGGACAAGCTAAACGTGATCGAAGGTTCGAACGAAGATGTGAAGCGCGAACAGCAGGCCTACTACTGTGGCATCATCGGCACAGCGTACCTGCTCGCACAGCACGACCGAGAGACACGCCCACTCATGGAAGCACTGGTGCACGCCTGCGCACGTTGCGGCATCGACGCGGCCGACACGCTCGAGAGCGCTATCCGACAGTTCGGCTTCATTGGCGGCGAGGTCGCGGATGCCGAGATCAAGATCCGAGCTGTCAGGGCGATGGACCTCCGCTTCTGAGCCACCGACGTGAAGAAGCGGAAGCGGCATCAATGTCAATGCTGCCTTGGGCAAATGAACGGCAAACCGGCGGGCTTCTTCGAAGGCTATAAGCTCTGCGCGAGCTGCTTTCGAATGCGCGGGCAGATCAAGCCGAATCCTTGGCGTAGGATCGTACGGGACTTCGTGCGAGAGGCCGGTTGGATCGAGGGTGTGACGGTGAGCCCGCTCGAGATGCCGCCGACGGACGAGGGGCCACGATGAGGCGCGGGTTTGGAGCTATGGCTTTGGGGGAACTAACGAAAGGCATAAGCAATGGCCGATGATGAGAAGAAGCCCTTCGGTGGGTTCGGAGTTTCGCGAGAAGCGACGCGAGCTGCTCTTCGCGAAGAGTTCTTCAACGCGTTCCCTGCGCTCCGCAAGTGGCTGTCCGAGATGACCGAACAAACGGTCGCTGAGGCAGCGTTCGGGCGTCGAATCGAAGACGACGAGCCGATCGACTGGCCGACGGAGCAACTCGAAGCGGCCGACAAGCTCGCGGACGCTGTTGCGGCACTCTTCAATGTCGGACCGCACAGGTCCCGCCCAGAAAGCTATACGATCTTTCGCGCCGCGAAAGCTGAAGTCCTCGCTGCGCTCGAAGCGTACGTAGAGATCCGCGGGGAGGGCTCAAAGCCATGAGCGACGAGAAGAAGCCGTTGTTCGAAGTAACGTTCACAATGACGAACGCGGAGGGCGCCAAGCGTCATGTCGTGATCAATACGACGGGCTGCCTCTACGCGCTCGGGATCCTAGTTCTCGCAATCGTGATCGCGATCCTCTCGAGCTCGTGCGCGCCGGCCGAGCAGCAGACTACAGCCGCACAAGCCTGCAACGAGTTCACGCTCGAGTGGAACGTCGGCGTGCTCGACGGCTCGATCGAGCCTGGCTGTCCGATGCCGAGCTGCCCATGGGTGCGCGGCACGTGTGACGAAGAGGAGCTTGAGCGCTGCTTCGCAAGCCTCGACGTCAACTCGTGCGAGGAGTTCCACAACGACGCTGCGATCTACTGCTTGCCGACGGTGTGTCAATGAAACTCGTACGCAGCTACCTGTTCGACGATCGCGACAAGTACGTAGTTCTTCGAGTGACGCCACGCGAGTGGATTGGCCTTCACACGCGCTGGATCGTTTCACACGCGAGTTTTCGAGCTTTGGACGAAGCCGAGAGGCAGCTCCTCGAATACGAGATCGAAGTAGCGGTCAACGTCGGCCGGCAGTTCGAAAGGCCTGGTGCGCATGCCGACGACGCGCAGATGACAACCGAAGAGTCGATCGAAACGCTCGTCAGGTGGCATCACCTGACGCAAGCCGAATGCGATGCGATCGGGCTCTCGACGTGGGAGGTCCGCGAATGAGCGGCATCAAGCACAACTTCCACGCCTGCGACAGCGAGCGCTGCCACATCTGCGCCGGAGGGCTCGCGCTCTGCACGGTCTGTCGCGCCGCCGAGGGCGAGCTCCTCTCGAGCTGCCCCGGCTACGAGCTCAATCCAGAGGCGCTCGGTGCGTGCTACAGCGGCAACGTGATGGACATCGAGGACTACAAGTCGTCGGTCCGCTACCAGGAGCGGCAAGAGCGGAGACGCGAGTGATGCGCCACGCAAAGCTTCTCGCCAAGGCTGAAAATCTGCTCGCGAACGACATCCCGGACGGTTTCATCGAGCGCCACAATGGCCATCTTTACAACGGGCTGCTCGGCAATACAACAGAGCGACGCGAGTGGATCCGTGAAGACATCGCTGTCGTTCGTGCCGCGGAAGCTTTGGGCCTCAAGCCGAAGCGTCGATACACGCTTCGTTGGGACGAACCGGAGAAGACATGAACTGCCCCGACTGTGGATCGAAGCTGGTCGAGCTCTTGATCTCGTACGCGTGCGAGAAGTGCACATTCAAGATGTCGCGCACCGGACGAAGGCTCGAAGAGCCGAAGCTGCAACCGGCGCTGCCGCCAGTCCTGCAAGCCTCCGAATGGGCTGGCACGCCGACGTTCAAGACGATCGACCTTCCACGCAAGCCGACCCTAAACCGGTACGTTGTGCTCGTCCGTCGTGCGGCGGAGATCGATCCGACGGCCACGTTCGCGTGGCTTCACGACTCGCTCGACATCACGTGCGCCGAAGAGCATTGCGACGAGATCGCGAAGCTCCTACATGCGTTCTTCGAGGAAGAAGCGCGGATCTTCATCAAAGAGCATCGGCACATGTTCGGACCGTGCCCGCTGTTAGCGTCAGCGCCGCCACTGCGCATCCGCAGACCGATCGACGGCTAGAACTTCCCGCAGGTGTAGGACATACTCCTACACGTGGACGTTCTCGAGCTCACCAAGGATCTAGGCATCGTCGCGCTGAGCCTCGTAGCCGGCGCTGCGGGGCACTGGGCCAAGGGACGAGCCGCACGGCGGATGGCGCAAGACAAGGCCGAAAGAGAGGCGCAGAAGGCGGCTCGCGACCGTGAAGCCGAACGTGACAAGCAGATCCGAGAAGACTCCGGGCGCTTCGCGCTTGTGCAGGCCGAGGCGCAGCCCAAGATCATCGAAGAGATGTTCGATCGGGTGAACGAGCTCGAGATGCAGCTCGCTGCGCTTCACCGTGAGCATGTGAAGCTCACAGGGCGGAATGCTCGGCTTCAGGCAGAGAACAAGTATCTGCGCGGCTGGACGACGACGATCCCGAACATGCCGGCCCACCGCGACGAGGATCAGGACGACGATGACGAGGAGCCGACGCCGGAGAGTTGACGCTGTGCCCAGGCCTCTGCTCGCGAGACGGATGAGAACGTACTGAGCGGACAGGGCGATGGCGAGATCCAGCTGATGGCCGTGATCACGCCGCGATGCAGGAGCGAGTCGGTAACGACCGCCCAGCCGCAAAGGATCCGCCGCAGGCAGTTGTCGTTTGCACGGATCGCTTCGCCAACGAGCCGACGTTCGGTCGCACTAGGCACCTCTGCAACACGGACATCGGCGATGATGACGAGCTTACCACCTTGGAGGTCGACGTCATTGCAGGTCTCCATGAGCCGCTGAAGACCGATCTTGAACTCGTCATGCCGAAGCCGGCTCGGGAAGGTCAGCGTCAACATACCGTCGCGTTGATCGAACAGAATCATCGCCGTCTTGCAAGTCTAGCACGTCGACTCGTGCGGCCAACGAAGAGCGCGTCGAGCTGATCTTCTACACCCCCAAGCCATAGCTCCGAAGCAACTGACGCGAGCTCGCCTGGTGGCACCATCTTGTACTGCTTGGCGCCCTGGAAGCCGAGGCCGTTCTCTCGATTGATCTGCTCTGGCGTCTTGCCCGCTTCGCCGGTGCGTTCGAACTTCGTGACGTGGCCAAGGCACTCTTCGCACGTCGGCCGGCGCTTCTCGTAGCCGTGCTTCGGGATCGCCACAACGTAGCAGCTCGTCCAGCACCACGGTTCGGTCTTACTCGGCGGATCGGCTTGTCGCTGCGTGAGGTGCCAGAGCTTGAAGCTGACGTCGTAGACGCATTGATAGTCTTTCACCGCCGCCTCCGTCGAGTGAGCTGTCGCCACTGCGTCAGGGCCGGCAAGCCCCGAGCTCGACGCGACTGGTACGCGTCGACCATCCGCTGAATCGCCCAGAGCGGACGGTTCATCTTCTCAGCCCACTCCGTTTCAGTGAACATGCCGAGGTGGCCGGGTCCTGGATAGATCAGCAGCCCACCTTCGTCGTGGTTCTCGTAGACGCCAGGGAAGAGCGGAAGATGCGCCCAGTCGCAGAGCCGAACGCTCGTCCCGTCTGTAAGGCGAATCGGATCGCTCTCGCCGAGTTCACGCTGTCGACCGCCTTGGTCGCGGATTAGCATCGTCGGCCCCTCGCTCCGTCATTGCCCGTCTTCAACGCTTCTCGTCCAGCCGTCGTGATCGCCCAGTGCAACACGCCGTTATGATTCGCTAGCTCGATCAAGCCACGCTTCTGCAATGCTGCAACCGCAGAGCCATGCATCCACACCGTGCGGCCGTGGGCTTCAGCAGCGACGATGCTCGTAAGCACGTCGAGCATGTCAACTGTCAGCTTCTTCATTGTGGGTTGTGCTCGATGATGAAGGCGACGAGGCGTACCCACTGCGGCGTTCGTCTCCGCCGGCATCCACTACGACCAGCGTATTCGCGTACGAAGCAGGAGAAGCGCCAGAGGTCGCGCCCTGAAAGATTCGCCCACACAGCGTATTCCTCCGGAGAACAGTCGCCGATGAAACCCTTGCTGGTTTGCTGTCCATCGCAGTACGACGTGGAGCCGCCGGGCGTGATCAGCACGCGGCCGTCCTCGTACTCGACCCACGGCGCGTAGAGCGTACTCCAGACAGGCGGAGCCTCCTTCCAATCCGAGAGCGCGACCTCGGTTCCGTCGGGGAACTTGAGCGTGTTGATCATCAGCGTTTCGCACGCAGGAAGTCGCAGACGCGATCGGCAATGCGTTCTGCGGTTTTGCCGTCGCCGAAGACGTCGGATGGATTGCGGCCGCGCGTGAGCTGCGCATCGACAGCACGTTCGAGCAGGTGGAGCTCATCGAGACCTAGGATATCCGCGCCAGCATCGAGCGCTTCGCTACGCTCCGTGGCATTGCGAAGCATGATCGTCGGAACGCCGATCGTGACGGCTTCCTCGACAACGCCACCCGAGTCGGTGATCACGAGCTTGGCGTTGAGGAGCTGATCGACGAAGGCGCCATAGGGGAGCGCCGGAACAAGGCGCATGTGTCGCGCCTCCTGCATTGCAATGTCGCCGACGACGTTCTTGTGAAGCACCCAAGTGACCTTGCGTCCGCTCTTCGCGAGCTCGTCTACCGCGTGGACGACCTGCTTCGCTTCCGGCCACGACTCGCGTCGATGGAAGGTCACGAGGATGTCTGCGGGCGGCAGCTCGTGCGACAACCCAGGAAGCTTCATTGCCATGTGCAGCGCGTCGACCGAGGTGTTGCCGACGAGGAAGATGCCGCGTGTGGGCTTGTCTGCGTCCGCTTCGACCATGGAGCGCCAACCGTCTCGAAGCTCCATTCGAAGCGCCGCACGAGCTGCCTTGGTCGGAGCGAAGTGCAGCGTTGCGAGCCGCGCGATCATCTGCCGATTCGCCTCTTCCGGGAACGGACTCGTCAGGTCGTACGTGCGTAGGCCGGCCTCGACGTGCGCGATCGGCACTTGGTTGTAGAAGGCAGCGAGCGCACCTGCGAGCGCGGTCGTGGTGTCGCCCTGGACGATGACAAGATCTGGGCGAGCGATGCGCACGATCTCGCCGAGCCAGGTGATCCACGCACCGAGTCGCGCATCGAGTGGCTTTCCTTCGAGCGCCGATTCGAACGCGGGCAATGGCGCGTACTCCTCATCAATGCCGAGCTCGTCGAGGATCGGCTGAAGAAGATCCGGCTGCTGATTCGTCGAGGCAACACGCACGTCGAGATCGCGCGAGCGGAGCGTATTGATCACCGGCCAGAGCTTGATCGCTTCGGGACGCGTGCCGAGGATGACGAGGACGCGCTTCATTCGAACCAACCAAGCGCTTCCGCGACACGCAATGCACGACGCATCGCAGAGTGTAGATCGACCTCTCGGCCACGCGCACAGAAGTTGTAGCCGCCACGTTCGTCAACAGCCCACACACCGTCGGGATAGACGACGCAAATCTCACCGCCTTGGTTGCGAAACAAGCGCAGTCGATCGCTCGACGCAGAAGGATCGGACTCCCACTGCGTTCCGATTGGTGGCGGAACGGCCTTTACAGCCGCCCAGTATTCCGAATCACTGATAGTCGGCCGGCTCACACGAACTCCTTGTCGATGCTCTCGGGCGGGACCTGCGCCTCGCCGAGGCGACCTTCGTTGATCAGCGTGTTGAGAGGCTTGTCCCAACAGTGCGGGCACTTGCTCATCTCCATACACTTCTTACCAGCGCGCTCGAGGATGTCGACTAGCGGCTCGTCGTAGATGGAGCCGATCGCGCCCTCTTCGGAGTATGCGAGCTCGCAGCACGTGTAGACGATGCCGTTGGCGCCGAGCTTCGGATTGAAACGTGGGACGTGACACAGCCCCTTGAACTCGCCACGCTCGTGGCGACGGAGCTCCTCGAAGCGCGAGGACCACTGATCGATGACCTGGAAGCCGTCTTCGACGAGACCACGAGCGGCCTCGAGCCGCTTCGCGATCGCCTCTTCGATGCCCTCGTAGGCCTTACCGAGCTCGAGCTCGATGATCGGCTTGTACTGAATGAAGTGGCCGCCGACGGCCTTGGTATGCGCCGCTGCGAGCACGATCTCTTCGTAGTTGTCGTTCGTGATCAAGAACGACATGCCGACGCGCGTCCCGTGCTCGGCCGCCGTCTCCATGTTGTCGATCGCCTGCGTGAAGTGGTCCTTGCCCTGATGGCGCTGGTACGTGTCCGGCGTCCCCGCGTTCACGCTGACGCGCACCCACGTCGCGTGCGCGAGTGCTTTGAAGAAGTCCGGACTGTACTTGCGCCCGAGGTGCGTGATGACCCCGAACTTCACACCGCGTTCCGTTGCAGCCTGCATCATGCGCGTGAAGTCAGGATGGATCGTCGGCTCGCCTCCGCCGACGAACGTGATGGCCTTACAACCGTTCTCGACCGCCTGGTCGAGGAAGCGCAAGAAGGTCGCGAGCTCGAGTAGCGTACGACGCGCAACGTGCGACTCGGGACGAACGACACCGAGCATCGGATCGATAGGCCCGTCGAAGATGTACGGGCATCCGCGGCAGCGATGATCGCACACCGAGCTCGGGTCGACGTCCCAATGTATTGGACGCACGGGCCCGGCGAGGAGCTCCGGATAGCGCGCGAGCTTCAGGTGTGTGATCTGCGTGCGCATCAGAAGATCGTCCAGAGCCGACCACCAAGCTCCCACCCCAGACGTGCGATCACAGCGAACACCAACACCGCAACGCTCCACAGAAGGAAACTCGCTGGCTGTTTCAGGTCGAGATTCATGACTTCCTCCCGCGCTTGGTTGTCGTCTTCTTCACGTCCTTCTTGGTGGCCGCCTTCGGCTTCTTCGAAGGCACCTCGGCAGGCGTGAGCTCCTCGGCCGCCGGCGGAGTGGCGTCACGCTTCACCGCGGTCACCCAGAGCACCTTCGCATCGCCGCCCGAAAGCGGTGCGACGCGATTGAGCGCAGTGATCTTCAACCCTGTCGCCGCACACGACGCATGAAGATACGCCTCGTCTAGTTCGTTCCACATGAACGACTCAGCCGTTCCTTCAAGCACCTGGAAGCGAAAGACGCCTCCTGGAAGAAGCACACGCGCGACTTCATGGATGTAGCCACGCTGCGCTTCGCGCGGGAGGTGCTGAAGTGTGATCATCGAGTACACGGCATCGAATGCTGCTTCGTCGTACGGCAGCGTTCGTCCGTTGCACGTGCTCCATTGAATGTGGGCGTCGAGCTTGTAGGCAAGCTCGATCATGTTCCACGAGATGTCCACGCCGTGCAGCGTCCAGTTGAGCCGTCGTTGCGAGATCGGAATCGTGAGCCGCCCTATGCCGCAGCCGAGATCGAGGACGCACGCCGGCTTCGCCCGATCGCAGTGAGCATCGAGTGTCGGTATGATCTGCTCGAGGCAACGCTCGAGGAGCTCGCCGCTCCACGCTGACTCGTCCGCTGCGATCTTGCCCTTCGCGGATTGAATGTCGACCGCGGCCGCATCCCACCAAATCCGTTCGTCGTTCGCTTCACTCGGCATTGCTCACCTCGACTTGCAGTCTAGCACTGCACTACGGGCGACTGGACGTACGCGCTGGCGAGCGCTTCACCGCCAACATCCCCGAACGGAGCTGTCCGACGTTGTCGTGCGAGTGCTTGATCACCATGAAGCCGCGCTCCTCGAGCATCTGCTGCATGGCCTCTTTCGTATCCGTCCGAACGTAGCCGTAGTCCCCGGGGCGGTCGCCACACTCTTTCCAGTACGGCCCGAGCGCTTCAAAGGCCGCACGGTTGGCGTAGCAGACGAGAAAGTGCCCGGCGGGACGAAGGACACGATGCGCTTCGGTGATGACCTTGTGCCAGTCCTCGCGAAGAAGATGATCGCCCGACGAGAAGTCGGTCACCACGTCGAAGGACGCGTCGGCGAACGGAAGCGCCCGCATGTCGGCGACGAGAAAGCTGACATTCTTCGTCCACTCGAAGCGTGAGAGACAGAGCGCGATCACGTCTGGCACGAAGTCGATCGCCGTCCACGTCCGAGCGGTATGCCCGAAGTAAAGCTCGTCCTCGGGATAGAAGCAGCCGAGATTGAGCACGTCCTTGTTGTGCACCAACGCGCCTTGTTGTTCGCCGTCGGCGAGGAGCACGCGATCCGGCCATTCGTAGCTCTTGCCCTGCGGCGCCCAACGCGACGGATCGGCGTACCAGGCCTGAACGTCGTGATCGACCTTCGTTCGTTCATCTGTCACAGCGGCTTCCTCAAGACGAAGGTCCGAAAATCGGCGTCGTTGTACTCGGTCGCCTCTACGAACTCGAAGCCGAGCTCCTCGAAGAGCTCGCGGCCTTCCGCTTCAGTGTACGACCGCGCGATGCACCAGTCCGAATCGTTGCCGCCGTCGGTCATGTAGCCGAAGGCGCGATCGTCGGCCCACCTGCGTTGGTTGATCAGCCCCTCCATCGTCGGCCAGCACTTCTTCCAGAGATGTTCGGTATAGAGCATCGCGTAGAGATGCCCGCCCGGCTTGAGCACGCGGAGCATTTCCTGGATCACATCGAACATCGTCGTGACTGGAATGTGGTGCAGCACGCCGTGGCAGTTGACCGAATCGAAGCACGCCTCTTCGAACGGAAGGTCTTCGGAGCGCTCGAGGATGCAGCCGGCGGCCACAGCGCGCCCTTCGGGGGCAACGCCCTTTTGATCACGGCACCACTGCGTCACGCGCTCGCGCGTCGTCGCTACGTTCTCCGAGACGATGTCGACGAAGAAGACTTCGGCACCACGCCTAAGCAGCGAGATCGTGTCGCTCCCACCGCCGCAGCCGTACTCGAGCACGCGTCCTTTCGCCTGCTCGTCGAAGTGGTGCGCCTTCGCGTGTGCGGGATAGACGGTCTCCTTCTCGGGCGGGAAGTCGCGCGCGACCTTCCAGAACGAACGAGCCTTGTCAATGTTCATCGTGATTCCTTCGCTTCGATCAGTCGGCGCATGACTTCGGCGTGTGGCTCTTGAAGGTCGACAGCACGAGCACGGATGTGGAAGTACATCTCGAGCGCGCCGCCTTCGAGCGTTTCGCCGACGTGTTCGATGCGCTCACAGACGAAGCCGGTCTTGTTGAGGAGCTCGGACCAATGCTTTCCTGCGAGACAGGAGATGTGCCACGGCGTGACGCCGCCGCCGGCCGTGTCGAACGTCGGCACGATCGCGTAGAAGTAACCGCCCTTGCGAAGAAGCCGCCGACACTCCATCAGCGCAACGTACGGCGCGAAGACGTGCTCGAAGACGTTCGAGCTGAAGATCAGATCAAAATACGCGGAGGGCAGATCCGTGTCGTGAACGTCGTCGCTGACGTGCCCGTACCCTTCGTAGCTTTCGCCCTCGTACGCAGTCAGCACAGTCACACGCGCCGTCTGCCCGAGCTTCGAGACGAGGAGGTCGACTTCGTGATGCGACCCGGGCCCTACAACAAGGATGCGTGTGACATCGACGTCCTTCGGCAGCCAACCCTCGTTCGCTGCGCGGTAGACGTGGCAGAGCGCGGCAGGCTGCGGCCCGTTCGGGTAAGCGCCGTCCGTCTGAAGCCATTGGAAGGCGTTCCAGACTGCTTCTCTCATCGGAGGCCTCGCACGAGCTCTTGGAGCTCCATCCACGCGCCGAGGCCTGCACTGAGGGCCTCGGCGTCGACACCGTGCACGCCTTCATCGATCGCGCGCTCGGCCGTCATCGTTGGGTGCTCGCGCAAGAACGCGAAGCCGACCTCCACCGTCTGGCAGATGCGATCAACCTCGAAGAGCGCGTCCTCGTCACCCGCAGCATGCGCACGAGCTTCGACACACCCGCGCTGCGCCTGCGCGTACGTCGGATCGTCGATCTCCAACGCCGGGACGACGCGCAACGATGGATGCACCGAGACGCATCCAAGAAGCACCGAGCTCCACCCGAGAAGACGCACGATCACACCCCTGCGAGCCGACACGCTTCAGGCCAGTACGAGTCGATGAAGTCCTTCTCTTCCGGCCAGAAGACAGAGAGGGCGCTTCCAACCCAGCGCCCGACTTCCTTCATATGCCAGTCTACAATGCTAGGGTCAAGCTCCTTGTACGTGCGAGCTTGTCCGCCGAGGAGCATCCCGATCGGCGTCCCCTTGGGCCAGTCGGTCTTCGGGATGATGTTCAGCGCGCCTTGCTTCCACGTCCCATCTTCCTGCCAGACGAGCGGGCCCGCGCCCCAGCTCGAGAGAAGCAAGCGCGCCGACGTACACGCCTCGTCGTGATCGTGAGCATCCCAGCCGAGCCCGTGGTTGATGTTGCGAATGGAGCGGATCGGATCGCCGTCGGCGTACGGCATGATCTTCTGCCAGACGATTGCAGGCATCCCGATGTAGCAGAGCGGAAGCCGAAACTGTCCGCAGATCAACGCCGGCTGCTTGTCATGTAAGAGGCCTGCGGCGCCAGGAATCCCGCCGTACATGTCCGCACGCAAGAGCCAGATCTGCGCCGGGTCGCGTTCGAAGAACGCGCGCGAGATCGGCGCCATGTCGATGTCGGCCGTGATAATGAAGTCGTCGGGCTGAATGCCGGCTAGCGAGCCCGCGGCAAGTCGCGCGACACGCATCGTGTTCCCGACCGAGAGCGGCTCGGTGCGCGGGACATACTCGAGTCGAACACCGGGAGTCTTGACGAGCGTTGCCAGAACGAAGTCTTCGAATCGCCCGCTCCAATCGCCATGGTGCACGAAGACGATCGGCGTATAGCCGAGGTGCCGCCAGAAGCGAACGACGAGCGGCGCCCAGATCGCATACGCGACCTTCTGATCCGTGGAGAGCGAGACGTACTTCGTCACGACTTCAACCATCCAGGCGCGCCGACGTAGCTGTACTCGATGCCGCGTGCCGCCCAATCGAGATGCGTCGCGAACCACGTCCGCTGCGTGTCGAGGACGAGCTGCCCGGCGCGCCAGCCCTCGAAGCTGTACGGCGTCGTCCAGCACGCGTGCGGCGTCGCGAGGATGACTGCGTCGAACGCGCTGACGTCGAGCCCATCGAGCACCGGAAAGCCGGCGATGTTCGCGAGCTCGTCACGCGACCACATTGGATCGGCGACCGTGACCTCGACACCGAAGGCCTGTCGCATGTAGCGAGCAGCGTCGAGACCTGGCGAGAGTCCCGCATCGCGAAAGTTCGGACGGTACGCAACGCCGAGAACGAGCGCCGTCTTCGCACGACGCTGCGCGACCGCCGATGCAACGCCGACGCGGATGTGACGCTCGGCTGTATTGACGGCCTCGAAGATGCCGCCAGGTCCCGACGCATCGAGCAAATAACGCGTCCCGAGTGGTACACAGCGGCCACCTGCGCCAGCCGATGAGAAGAGCGCCGGAAGTCGCCAGTGCGTCGATGCGAGCTCGACAGCGCGGGAGACGTCTGCGCCGTTCTTCAGGTTGAGCGCGAGCTCGTGTGCGATGCCGATCGACGCGTGCAGCCACGCGTTCTCGAGCGCCTTAGTGATCTCGATCGTGCGATGGTCAGCCGTGTCGATGTTCGGAGAGACGTGGAGCAGGAGCTCGACGGCGCGCGATGTACATGCCGGTGTGACGCCGCCGACGTTGCGTCGCAGCGTTGAAAGGCTGTGCTCTTCGCTCGCGAACCAATCGCGTCGCGGACAGACCGCGAGGTAACGTCGCGGCAGCCCTGGAATATCCTGCCCGCTGCTGTCAACGCCAAGCGGCATAAAATCGACACGCAAGCACTTGCCACTTGGCTCGAGCGGATCTTCGAGCTCGGTCGTGAAGAGCCGATCGATCGTGCCAGGCGTGAGCGTGGACTCGACGAGGATCGTCGTCCCGGGCTGCGTCTTGCGAAGCAGCCGATCGAGGAGCTTCAGTACGATCCCGTCGTGCGGGAAGCCCTCCTTCTCCGTCGGCACCGCGATCGAATGAACGAGGCACTCGAGCGTATCGGCGAAGAGGTGCGTTGGAAGAAGCAGACCTGCGTCCACAAGTCGCCCTACGTCTTCGTCGAGGTAGCCAAGGAACTCGCCTGCACGGGGCTTACCAGCGCGCAAGGCCTCGATGACGCGCGTGTCGAGATCGAAGGCGAAGACCGTCCACCCGGCTCGAGCCCAGTGCACTGCGGCCGTCAGACCGACGTAGCCGAGACCGTGGATCGCAATCTTCTTCTCCATAAATCACCTGCTTTGAAGCACCGCAGCGAGAAGCGCAGTACGCGCTTCCTCGAGCACCGAGCCTGTATCCACGCGCGTCTTGTCGAAGTCGAAGCCGTAGACCGGGTCGACGCCGAACGGCGAGAGCACGTAGGCGTACCGATCTTCTTGCCGCCACTTGGTCACGAGCGTCACCGCGAGCCCACGAATCGCGGATCGATGAAAGCAGCGACGCGGGAAGTGATAGCTCTCGCCGGCCTTGATCGTGTACGCCACGTCACGCGAGTTGAAGCGGCCCGGCTGAAGCGTGAGCGCTTCGTTGATCTGTTTGCCTTCTTCGGCACGACGCGCGTTCATGATCGCCCACTTCTGATAGGTGCCGCTCTCGTCCGGCGTGAGGATCATCTCGACGTGATCGATCTCGCCGAGGAGCACGTCGCTCGTCATGTCGAAGCGGTGATCGTGCATCGAGAGCTTGCCGGGCATCACGAGACGCGGATGCCAGATGTGAATGCGCATCTCCGGCTCGCCCTTCTCGAGCACGTACGCCTGAAGTGCGCCGATGCCGTGATGACGCCACTTCAAGTGCGGGATGAGCTGCGCGATCAACGCACGCTGCGCGCTGAGCATGTCGTCCTGCTTGTACGTGAGCGTTCGGGGCTCACTGTATGCTGCCGGCTTCGGCAGCTCTTCTGGATCGGCGTCGGCAGGACCCACGGCTGGTGTGAAGACCGGTTTATTCTGAAGCGTGTAGCGCGCACGAACGATCTTCTTCTCCGCACGTGGCGCGGGGCGAAGGCGATCGTTATCTGCGACGAGCTGCTTCACGACGACAGCCGTATCCTTCGCGCACTGATCGCCCTTCTGCGATGCGCCGTCGGCGCCGATGTGCCAGACGGCGTCATGGAGGAGAAGATCGACGTCATGCTCGCCGAGCAGATTACGCGACTCGAGCGCCTGCCCGAGACCGAAGAGGAACTCGCCCGTATCCGCACCGCGTTCGCGCGGAACGAAGCCGCGCCACGCGAACTCGACGATGCGCGCGATCCGCGCATTGACTGGCCAGTCCTCCATGTTGCGAATGGCTGGATCGCAGAAAGAGCCGAAGACCTCGAGCACCTTCTCGAGCACGCTCGTTCGGACTGCGACGTTCGCCCAACCTGCCGCGAAGCCGTCCGAGAGGAGCGCGCCACGAGCATCCGTCGGCAGACCGCGCAGCTCGCGCTCGGAATCCGTGCCGTGCAGATCGCGGTACGGGCCGTAGCACGCCGCTGCACCGAAGTTGAAAGCGAGCCTGTCGAGCTCGAGCTTGTGCGACTTGAAATAGTCGTCCGAGCCGAGGCGAACCCAGAACTCGCCGAACTCGACACTCATGCGCATCCCGATCTCGTTCATCGCGACGCCGCCACGGTTCTCTTCGTAGCGACAGTAGAAGAAGCGCGGATCCTTGTTGGTCCAGCGCTTCATCACGGCTGGCGTCTCGTCGGTCGATCCGTCGTCGAGCACGACACAGACCCAATCGTTGATGCTCTGATCGAGCACGGATTGAAGCGTGCGATCGAGAAGCATGCCGCGGTTGTACGTCGGCACGATCACGACGAAGAGCCCCTCCCGCTTCTTCATGTCACCCATGCGCTCGATCAGTGCACGCTCGTCAGATGTAAAGACCATGCTTCTTCCCACCGTGTCTTCAGCCATAGATGCCATCGCGAGGAGCTCGACCGAACCCGGAAGGATCTCTTCCGGCACCCTTCGGTACTGAGCCCGCGAACCGAAATAGAGGTGCCGCTTGAGCGAGAGCGGCTCGAGCAGCCCGGAGTTCCTGTATTGGATCGCCTTCCAGATCAGATTCTTGCCTACGTTGCCGAGGTGCAGCACTTCCCACGGAGCGCGCTGCGCCTTGCCGTGACTGCCGCCGTGTCGATTCACAGCGCGCATGATCGGGTCCATGAAGTTCTGCGGGAACTGTGCTCGATGAAGCGCGCCGTCGGCCGTCGTGAACGAGAGCTCGGGGCTGTAGCGCCAGAGCTTCCAGAACCACCCGTCGTCGAAGCCATCATCGACCCGCGCCCACTCGAGCCCGCGCCAGAGCTGCGTGTAGTGAAAGGCCCAGACGTCGACCGACGTCTCCCGCTCCATGGCATCCAACCACGCGCGAAAGCGAATAACGCCAGCAGTCCACGCACCGCCGCCGTCATCGAAGGCGCGTTGCTCGAAGAGCTCGTCGCCGTCCATCCAGAGGATCCAGTCTGGCCGCCAGCCAAGGTCGGACGAGAAGTGATGAAGGACGTCTAGCATCTCCTGCTTGACGGTCATCTCGTTCGCGAAGTTCTGCTCCTTGGGCTCGACGTGGAGCGGGATCCACGGAAGGTTGTCTTTGAGCTCCGACGCGGCGTGGTCGCTCTGTGCATCGATCCAGCGGTCGATCGCTTCCTTGGTGCCGTCGGTCGACGCGTCGTCGCAGATCACGCCGCAGTCGCAGAGCTGCTCGAGCTGCGCGAGCAAGCGGTAGAGGTTCCCCTCCCGGATGATCTCGTTACGGACCTTGACGAAGCCGGCGACTCTCACCGCTCATCGTCCGTAGAGCCGCAGATGTTCGGAGGCATTGTCTTGTACGACCGAACGAAGAAGCTCGCGGGAGCGGATCGCCTTCGCGTGAACGCCGATATGCCCGACACAGCTCAGCCCGACGAGGCTCTTGTCAAACGGCCACTCGCATATCGCGCAGACCACGACAGGCGCATCCTTGAGACTGTGCGGACGACCGTTCACTTTCGTCGACATCTTGACCGAACCTGCCCGAACACTGAATGCCCGTCAAGGCTTCTTGATTGGAATCTTCCGCCATGCAACACGAGGCGTACCGGCGAGCTTCGTCTCGCTCAGCTGCTCGCACTTACGAGGCGCACAGCGCGATCGATGGCCCCAGCTCCGCAAGGACCCGGTGATCTGCGGGTGACAGAGCTGCTTACCCGAAGCCGCGCTCTTCATGCGCTTCACGTACGCGACCGCAGCCGAGGCGAGCGCGCAGTCTTCAGAGGTCCAGCGCTTTCTGTTCTTCGCTTTCAGATCGGCGATCTTGCGCGTACGCGGCGCGTCCTCGGTGTAGTTGTAGCAGCGCGACTTGGTGTCCTTGGTCCAACGGCGCATCTCGGCGGGCGACATGTTGATCAGCCGCAGAAACTCGCGCTGGATCGGACAACGCATCAGAGGCCGAGCTGCCTTGCAAGCCGCTGAATGTTCGTCATCCGCTCGGGCGTGAGCCCGTAGTAACGGCCAATGTGATCGTCGGCAGCGCGATGCGCGAGCGTGTCCGTGTACGTCTCGAGATCGTGCCGCATCTGCGTCATCTGCTGCGCGTAGACGCTCGTACCACTCTGCGCGGTGAGTTGCATGCGCAGCTCGTTCGCGCGCTGTTCGAGCGCTTTCTTCTTCTCGAGGATGAGGAACGTGAGCAGGATCCCACTCGCCGCGAGACTGCCCCCGAACACCCAGAACCACGGCTTGAGCTCAGTCATGCCCGGCCCATGAACCACGGACGTGCCGCGTTCGGCGTGTTCGGCCGACCCCAACGCACGGTGCGCGGCGCGTTCGGACGACCGCTCAGCCCGATAAGCCCGATGCGATCGGCGGCGTCGAGCAGCGTCGTGAGCTGCTGCCCCGTCTGCCGCGTGATGCCTGCCTCGGCGAACTTCTGATCGATCGCCGCGCCGACGCGGGCCGGAATCTCGGTATCGAGCGTCCGACGAAGCTCGGCCGAGCCACGCGTGACGAACTCACCCGCCGCGCTGTCGAACTGCCGATCGAGCGCCTTCGAGACGATGAGCCACGCGGTGACCGTCGCGATCGCTCCGCCCGCTGCGCCCACGCCGAAAAAGAGTGCGTACTTGATCATGCGTCTCTCCTACCAGTGAACGACGGTTGCGCGGCTACGCGGAGTTCGCCCGCGACGACCGCCCTTGGAGCCCTTCCAGAAGAGGTATCCGAGACCGAAGAGGAGCCCCGCTGCACCGAGGCCCATCATGATCGGCAGAAACGACGAGGTGCGCATCGGATCGCTGCGAGCGATCACCGTCGCCGGGCCGAACGGACTGCCGACGACCTGCGCCGACTGATTCTCGCGCGTCGCCACGATCTCGTCGGCGGTGGCGATGTCCTGCACCTCAGGGCCGTTGAACTCGCGCGCCGCTTCAGTGAGCTGCGAGGCGACGATCCCATCGAGCGTGATCGCGCCCGCACCCACCGGGTAGTTGATGTAGCCGCTGCGGATCAATCCGACGTGCGCCGGATCGCCGTAGAGCCGCACGAAGCTGTCGAGCGACGCCTGTGTACGCGGCCCCCAGCGTCCATCGACGGTGCCCGGCGAGAGGACGCGCGGGTTCGCGCGGTTCTGCGTGTAGAGCCCGCGCTGCACCGTGCGCACTGCAATCGTGACGATCATCCGATCCTCCCCCGCTCCTCTTCGAGCACGAGCGCTTGCCCAGACGCGACGACGGCGCTGAGCGTGAGCCCCGAGAGCGCGAAGATCATCGCGGCCTTGCTGTTGCCGCGAGCCGCGTAGACGATCCCCACGACGCTCAGAAGCCCCGTCACGAGCGGCGCCGCGATCCGGACGAACGAATCCATCGGGACGCGTTTCGGCGCTGGGCCCGCAAGAGCAAGCCGCCGGACGGGGGCAATGTAGTACATACGCCTACACCATCCTACCCCGCCCGGCGGCGCTGGGCTAGCTCAGCCGAATCGTTCGCGAAGTCGGGCGATTGCCGTCTGCGCGAGCCCTGCATGCGTCGGGCACACCCACTCGACGCTGACCTCGGGCCCGGTGAAGCAGAGGATGATCAAGAGCCGCCCGTCCGGAAAGTCGTATTCGGGCTCACCAAGGACGCCTCGTCGGACGAACGCCTCGCCCGTGTAAACCGCGATGCGCTCGTCCTCCTCACGATGGATCCGCGGGTTCGGCTCGAGCTCGCGGATGCGCAGGCGCGCACCATCGAGACCGCGGATCCATTCGTAGAGGTAGGCGATCTGTGTATTGCGCGAACCCCTGAGCGCGACCACCGCGACCATCAGCTTCGCGTGACGTGGAGCAGCCCGGCCGCAGCTTCGATCTCCTGATAGGAGTAGCCGCGCTCACGCCCGAGTGCGCGAACCGCCTCGAGCATCTCCAACGACCGCAAGAGCCGCTGATCGTAGTTGGTCACGTCGTCGGCCGCGCCGTAACTTGCGGCAAAACTCTGCGCCACAGACGTATCGCGCGCGGCTGCTGGCTCTTCGATCGGCGGCGGATGGCCGACCATCGCGCCCGTCTCCGCGACGGGAGCCGGTGTCGGGCCCATGGCCTGCTGCACAGGCTGCTGCTGACCCCGAGCCTTCGCGAGCTCCTTGCATGCACGCTCGACACCGGACTCGGGGAGTCCGAGCTGCTGCGCGATCTGAGCTGCCGACGCGCCTTGCGTCACGAGCGCTTCGATCGCAGGCCAGTGCTTCTTCGTGATCCGCTGCACGACCTTCTCGACGACGGGTCCACCTGCCTGCGTGGGCTGCACCGGCTGTTGTGCGGCTGCGGGCGGAGGCAACGGCTGTTGCGAGGCAGGCACCTGCACGGAACCTTGTCCCTCATTCAGCACGAGCCCTGCGGTCTTCGCGATCACACGGAGGTCGTCGACCGTGAGCTGCGCGGCGGCGAAGTACGGAAGGATCTCCGCGACCGAAGCGCCTGCGCGGATGCCTTCGACGACGTTCGCGCGATCGTTCGGATGAAGACGCGCCTCGAGCGGAGGCACTGCGGGAACAACAGGAGCGGCTTGCGGCGGCGCCCAGCCGCCTTGTTGCTGCGGCTGCGGCCACTGCACCGGCGAAGGCATCACCGGCTTGACCGGCGCGAAGCCTCCGACGGCAAGCGGCTGCGTCTGTGCTCCGTCGATCGGCGTACGAACGCCGTGCGGCGGGGCAACCATAGGTTGACCACCATTCTGCTGCATTGAAACCACCCTTCTAGCTCCGAGCACCCTTGCTGGAGAGAAACAACCCTAGCCTGCGAACATTGAAATGTCGAGGACTCAGGCGACGCGCGTGATACGACCCCAGCGGCCATCCACGTCGCCGAGGAGCTCGACCGTGACCGTCTCGCCGTTCGTCTGCCGCGCCGTGAACTGCACGACGAGCACATCGCCGATGGAGAGCGCGCGAAGCGCAGCAGAAGCCGGCGTCAACGACGCCTCCGCGAAAGCGCCACCGCCGAAGAGTCGCGACACGATCCCGAGCGAGGTCAGAACGCCGCCACGGCGACGGAACAGTTCGACGCTCGTTGTGCCCGCGGTGCCGTCGACCAGTTGCCGAAGTCGGAACGTATCCCAGAGCCCCGTACGCGTGATCTCGCGCATACCGTCGAAGCTGCCTGCGACGGTGAACGTGCCGGCAACGCCGTCAGCGAAGCCGGAGAGCGCACCGAGCGCGTTCCACGTCTGCTTGATCGGCTGTGCAGGGAGGCAGTCACCGTTCGTTGCAAGGTCGGTGAAGTCGCACTGCTGAACGACAGTGCCCGCAGGGCCGTTCTGCCGAACACAGAGCTGCGTCCCCGTCGTGAAGCCAGAGATCGTCGGCGTCGCGATGTAGCTGAGCTGGCCGCCGTACGTCACGCAGATCGCGTTCGTCGGCGCGGTGCCGCTCGTCTCTCCAGTCAGCGTGACGCCGGTTCCGAGCCCCACCTGCCCCGGAATCGCGTTGACGACGCCGCCGTCACCGCGCACAAGGATGGCGAAGCCTTGGTTCTGTTTCTCGATGGTGCAGTTGAGGAGCTGCGCTTGACCGTTGCCGCGCACGAGGAGCGCCGCCGTGCTCGCCGCCGTTGCTTCCGAGCGAATGAGGAACGTCGGAGCGCCCGACGTGAGGCACGTGAAGTGGCCCCACCGCGCGATGATCATCGCGGCGTCGGCGAGGACCGAGCCACCGCATGCTCGCCACTCGCAGTCCTCGATCGAGAGCGAGTGCGTCTCGACGATGTAGCCCATGAAGCGCGCGGTCGCGTTCCAGAGAATGGAGCCCGCGCCCTGGCCCGAGACGCCCCAACCCGACCACGACGTACGGCTCGTCGCGAGCCCTGCCTCGAAGGGACGAACAGCGAGACAGAGCGTGCTCGCGAGGAAGTCCATCCCGGCTTGCAGGATGGACGTCTTGTCGACGACGGGGATCATCGTCTTCGACGTGACAGCATTAAGCTCGACGCCGAAGAACGTCACCGCCGAATCGATGATGCAGATTCGAGCCGTCGGATCCGCATCGCCGGTGCGGTTCTGGAAACGGAAGTTGATGAAGTAGATCGACGGAGCGACGGTCGCAGTGCCGGTCCCGTTCGTGTCGACCTGCGCGACTGTGCCGCCACACGACTTCGCGATTGGTGGGAAGTCGGTCGTCAGCGGCGTGGCTGTCGCGGAGCTCTCGAACTCTAGGAAGCAGTTCGGTTCGAGGATCCGATACGTATCGTTTGTCGCGATCGCGGCGGAGAAGTTGCCGGACGGGATGATGTCCGTCGCCGTGTTGTTTCGAATCGTTCGACGATCGCCTGCGGCAGCGCCAGAGAGGATCTGGATCGTCTTCCCGCGATACTGATTAACGGTGAGCCCGCTCGACTTGACGACTGCGAGACCCGAGCCAGCAAGAGCCGCGGTCGACGCGAGAAGTACCGTGAAGCCGTCATCGCCGACGAGCCCGCCACCATCCCCGATGAAGAAGAGCGCTTCGCTCAGGAAGAACGGACCAAGGCCCATGGTCCATTGAAAGGTGCCCGCGCCCACGTGCACCGTGGCGCCGACGCCGTTGACGCCGGTGATCTTGGCGAGCGAGTCGAGCCGCCGAACGGCTTCGGTCACCGTCAATAGCGGCAACGCTGCGGTGCCTGGGTTGTTGTCGTCGCCGGTCGTGCGAACGTAGAGGTCGATGCCGACGCCGGAACTCGGGAGGCCGATACCTGCGGAGGGGATTGCAAAGTAGCCCATACTGCTCAACTCGTCGTGTAGGTGGCCTCGAAGTACGTATCGGCGACACCCGGCAACGTCAACGTTCCAGGCGTCGTAGAAATCGCAAGCACGAAACCGTCCGTGAGCGCAAGACCACCGATCGGTTCGAAGTCGTCGCCCGCCTCTGCATGCGTGGTGACCGTTGTAAGCCCGCCTGGAACGAGCGCCTGCCACACAGGCGTGGCCCCGTTCGCCACGGGCGCGGCCGCGTCGAAGATCATGAAGAAGCGATCTGTGACAACGCTCGCTTCGAGGATCGCACGGACCTGCCGGACCTTGACTGCGCCCGTTGCGATCGCGACCTGCTGCGTCGCCGTGCCGCGGTAGAAGATGACCGCTGTCCCGCCTTCGACGGGGGAGATGACGACAGGATCGTCGATGCTGTTGACGACCTTGACGTACGGCGCTTCTTCGTCGCCGGTCCAGATGAGACGCTGCCCACCTTCGTCTTCGTAGGCGACGAGATCGCCCTGCTCGTTGCGAGCATCCATCCGATTTCGGCGTCGGCTCTTTTGCGCGTCGGTTTCAGCCACGGTGCCCCCTCATCGGCGAAAGCGTTCGAACCACGAAGCGAGCTTCGGCTTGAGGAACGCCAGCGCTTCTTTCACGCCGCGAACTCCGACGCGCGCGAGGCCCTCGTGCATCTCGCAGCTCAAGACGGAGAGATCCCCAGCCGCTTGGACGGGCCGCAGACCTTTCGTAGTGCCGCAGATGACGCATCGTGGCTCAGCGCTTAGGAGTCTTTGGACGAAGAGATTCGACGTACGCGTTCGCCGCACAGGGCGTACATTCGGGTTTGCCACGCCGACCGCCTCCTACGCCGCCGTTGCGCCGACGAGGCTTCTTCTGCGACGCGGCAACCGCGCCGGTGATCGCCGCAAAGAGATTCGTGAAGGTGCTCATCGTCGACCTCGCAGCCAAAATCCGAGACCCGTCATCAATACGCCCGTGACGGCAGCACCGCCAAGGACGGTACGCGCTCGAGGGCCGAGATCGTGGAACGACCCGAAGAGCGTAAACACGCTCCACGCCGCAGTGCTGAGACCGGCACCGATCGACGCGCCGGGCCAGTGCCCCGCTGCAATCCCGCCGACGAGGCCGCCCGAGAGCGCCGCGGTCGCGACGCCGACGGAGACCTCAGGCCACGGATCGGGCGCGACGATCTGGCTCGGCACGCCGTCGGGTTCCGCATCGCCGAGCACGCTCTCGAGCCCGCGCCCCGGCTCGTGCACGAGCGGCTGCGCGCCGAGGACCGGCGCGAAGTGCGGGAAGCGCGCATCGACCTTGGGATGGCCTGTGTAGAAGCGCGCCATCAGTCGTCCTCGTCCTCTTCGTCGTCGAAGTCGGCGCGAAGGCTGCGGCTCACGTCCGTCCCGGAGAGAAGCTGCGGATGCCCGCGCACGCCCGAGATCCGCGAAGGCGCACTCGCACCGCGCGTCGAAGAGCTGAACTCCCAGAAGACGTAGCCGACAACACCGAGCGAGAGGATCGCCGAGACGATGCCGACGCCGAGGAGGACGGGGTCCATCGGCAGATGCGCAGTGGTGTCCTCGAGCTGCGGATCGGGGAGCGGAAAGAGATTGGCGCAGCGTACAGGATCGCGCGTCTGTGCAAGGCACTGTTGAAAGCGGTCTTGCTGCGAGCGCGTGTGCAGATCGAGGCGTTTGGTGTTCTCACGGATCGCGTACATCCGAACGACGGCGTCGGCGCCGATCTGGATGACGCGCACGACCGCGTAGATCGCGGCGAGATGGATCAAGATGCCGACGACCGCAGCGGCCCAAACGATCGCAGGCGCGATGCCGAGGCCGTCCGTTTGGACCATGTTCGGCTGCGTGGGCTGGCCGGAAGGTGGAAGATCCGGGAGCGGGCGCGGCTGCGGGATCGCATCGCTCTGCCCGATGGGCCCAAGGACGCGCTGGATCGCGCTGTAGATGGTCTGCTGGATGCCGAAGACGGCATCACGCTGCGTCATCACCGCGCGACGCGTCTGCTCGTTGAGCGCGCCGTTGGCCGCCAAGAACTGCGCTGCGACCCATGCACGCGTGAGGCTCTGCTCGCTCAGATTGAGCTCGCTCAGCATCGAGAAGACGTCTGCGCTTCGTCCGGCGCCCATGGCTTACTCCAGGTACTCGACGATGACGGAGAGCTCGTGCAGCTCGTCCGCAGCGCGACCGACGACCCACTGATCTGGGAGGATCTCGAAGATGATCTGCTTATTCACCGGAGGCTCGGGCCAATACGCGTCGCGCGCGTCGATCTCGTTCGAGCCAGCTTCGTCCGTCGTCGGATCGACGTCGGACACCGGCTTGTACGGCACGACCTCCTTATCGAGCGCGACCTGAATCTGCGCCGAGTCGCGAACGAGGAGCGTGATACGACGCAGCCCTCCCACGCCTTCTTCCTGCGGCACGATGATGCTCGGCAGCGTCGTGAGCGTCGTCCGATACCACTCGGTCTTCTTGCGCAGCATCACGTCACCATGATGTAGCCGGCCATGGCGATGAGCACCGTATCCCGGCGCGACGTGTCCTGCGACTCGACCTCGACCGTCACACCTTCGTTCGGATACCAGAGCCAGCCGTCACCGGGGAGCTCGTGCACGACCGAGCGCCCCGTCGTGAGCCCGAAGAGCTGCGCTGGAACGAGCTGCGTCGCAGCCGAGACCGCGGTCCAGTTCCACCATTGATTGGTACCATTGCCATTGGCGCGCACACGCAGCTTGACATTGCGGATGTTGCCGACTGGGTTGGTCACTTCGACCGACGGCGTGTGATGCACGACCATGTGCGTCACTTCGAGCGGCTCGGTGCCGTCGTTGCGGAAGTCGTTGGTGTCCATCGTCGCGACGAGCGTGTCCGCGAGATCGATCTCGCTCGTCAAGATCTTCGGCATCCGCGAGTAGAGCCCTAGACCCGCGAAAGTCACCGCGACGCGCTCCGTCAGATCGGTGTCGGGCGCAACGATAAGCGAGACCTCGACTTGAAAGGTGTCACGATTGCCGAGGATGAAAGGCTTGTCGAAGCGCCAGCACGACTGCGAGAGTGTCGTAACGTCTGCGGCAGCCACCGGCTTATTCGCCCAAAGCGGGATCGGTGTGACGTCGGAGTTCTGGTAGTAGACGCCATGCGCCCTGATGCGCATCGAGTAGCGTTGAATCATCCGCTCGTCGCCGCCCACCGGGTTCTGAAGCTCGTCCGACGTGAAGAGCATCGACGCACTGAGGTGCGTGACCCGGAACGGGAACTTCTCGCCATTGCGATAGACGTCGGGCTGCGAGAAGACGCGTGCCGTCTGCCCGTCGAACACGAACGAATCGAAGAAGAGGCGCGGCTCGAAGTGCTTCGCGTCCTTCTCGACGAGGTTGCGCTTGGCGAGGCGCTGCATGTACTCGTTTTTGTCCATGATCAACCTTCGATGGTCGCGTAGCCGGTGAACGACACACCGATCTGGTAGGTGGGTTGAAAGGGTGTGTCGTCGATGGTCACGATCGGCGGCGCCTGAAGCTCCACCTCGAGCTGCTCTCCGGGGCCGAGCACGATGGGCTTGCGCAGAGTGTAGACCGTCGCCGGACCCATCGTCGGCGAGACCAGACAGAGCGGCGCGTTAGGCCGCCACCACCACTCGTTCGTACCGCCGTTGCTGCACTTGGCGCGCGTGACGATGCGCGTCCCGATCGGCGCGATCGGCTTGGCGGCGAAGTCCACACCGAGTGCCTGAATCGCGAGGTCGTAGTCGATCTGATCAAGCGCGACGGCGAAGCCGGTGAAGGCGTTCATGTCCTGGCCACGATCGCTCTCCTGCCGGTTGAAGACGTTCGGCTTGAAGAGCCCTTCGGCTGGGTAGGTCACGAAGCTCGTGCCGCCATTGCCAGCACCGAACGCGTCAGGCGCAGGGATCCCGACTGCGGCAGCATGCGTATCGAAGACAGCGGGGATCGCCGCGCGTGCACGGAGACGATTGTTACCGCCGAGGATTCCAGTCTGCGGCTCGTCGAACTGCACCGACGTGTAGATAGCCGGCGGCGCGCCGAAGCCGAGATCCGGAATGATCCACGTGCCGATGTCGAGTTGAAGCGTCGCCTTGCGCGGGAGCCAGAGGCAGCGATCGAACGTCCAGCGATTGAGCCCCCAGATGCCCGAAGAGTAGCTTCCAATAGTTGGGTCGTAGCGCATGCCAGGCTCGGCCGTCGGATCGGGCGGCGCCTGATTGACGATGAAGTCGTTGCGGTCGAGATGAAACGAATACGGCGACGAGAGGAAGATCTTCACCTGGTTCTGTGCCGCCATCATCGAGTTGTGCACGGCCTCCGGCGTCGCCGTGAACTCGTACTCGCGATACGTGTAGCCGATCGCGCAGACGCACATCTTTGTCAGCGTGATCGGATAGCGGCTCGTGTTCTTGAAGTCGTCCTTCGGGACTAGCACGCGCCCGGTCGAGACGACGATGTCTTCTTCGACGTTCGCCTCGAGCGCCTCGGCAAGCAACGCCTGCACGGTCCAAAGGGCCCGAGGTTCGTGGAGGAGCGTGTCGTCGTCAGCGCGCATGAAGAGAAAACCCCTCGGAAGATGCGCCCCTCAGATTGCCGAAGGTGAGCGCCTTCCGAGGGGCTTCCATATCGCGCGCCGGAGCGCGTGAAAAGATCAGGCCGGCCGCTTCTGGAGGCCGTCGAGGTAGAACCGGATCCGCATGTTCTGCCGAAGCCCGGTGAAGGCGCCGCCGTCGCCGTTGTAGAAACGGCCTTCGAAGAACATTGCGTTGCCCGGCTTGGCCTGCTGCCCGAAGCCGCCGATGTAGATCGGAAGCGCGAGCAGCTCTTGATCGTCGGCGCTGATCTCGCCGCCGGTGCCGTAGTCGATGCGGACCGTCGTCGTGCCGGCGGGCGAAGCGTAGGCCTTGGTGCCGGGCGACTGGCAGAGCCAGGCGAACGGAACCTCGTACTGCGGCTTCTTGATGCCGGCGCCGACCTTCAGCTCGAAGATGCCTTGGTGCTGAAGACGGCGGACGTCGGTGGAGAGCGTCATCGGCTCGGGCGCCACGACGAGCGCGCTGTTGTCGACGTCGCTCGTGAGCGCGAAGATCTCGTAGGTGATGGCCATGACGATGAGAGCTTCGTCCATGTTCATCGCCTTCTTCTTGATCTGGTTCGTGTCGGCTTCGGTCGATTGCCGTGCCGCCGTACCGACCGAGGAGACGTTGTTGCCGACCGTGTAGTTCCACATCCGCAGGTTCACTGCGGACGTCGCGGCGAACTCGATCGTCGAGTAGCGCGGCTGATGGTACCACTCGGCGATCGCGATCTCTCTGCCGTCTGCGAGTCGGACCTTGTTCAGGCTGGACATGCTTGCTTCCTCTTCACGCGACCGGGCGGCGGCGAAGACCGCGTTGGTAGATACGCGCCTTGATGCGCGCACTCGTATCCGGGAGGCCGAACTCGAGGCCCGAGATCGTCCCGAAGGGGAACTCGAGGCGCACGATGAACTGCTCGCCCGGTGCGACCTGGTGCGGCGTCGCGAAGAGACGATGCGCCCCCTCGTAGTTCGCGCCGTTGTAGCCGACGAAGACGCCTTCGGTCCACGTCGAGCCGACCGAGCGCGCCGAGCCGTACGTGTGGTCGACACCACGCGCACCTGGCAGCCACCCGAGCGGGACCGCGAGGTAGTCCTTGGTCGCGGCGATCTTCATCCGCACCAAGGTGTCGCGAAGAATGCGCTGACAGTTCGTCGCGCTGACGAGCGGCGGGTCCGGACACCACGCTTCCTGCGACGTGAAGAAGTTCGTCGTGGTCGCGGCGGTGATCTGGATAAGCTCGATGCAGAGGCCGAAGAGGAGAAGCTCTTCGTTCTCGGCGAGGATCGAGCCCTGGCCTTCCATGTTGGTGTCGACAATCGTGCTCTGTCGCGGACCGACCGAGCCCGGCACATCGCCACCGTTGCCGTAGGAGAAGCCGTCGAGAGGAGGAAGCGCTGCCGCGTCGTCGATCTCGACCGTCGAGTAGAGCGGCGAGGCCGTCCAGTCGCCCGGCCGTTGCACGCGGCCGTCTGCGAATCTGATCTTGTCTAGCTGAGCCATGATGCGTGTACTCCCGCCCGATCAGGCGCTCGGCCGCTTGTGGAGGCCCATCAGGTTGATGCGGAGGCGGATGACGATGTTCGAGAGAGCACCGTTCGTCGCCGAGACGTAGTTGATCGCACGACCGAGGGGGTTGTGCAGGATCACGTTGTACTTCTCGGTGCCGCCGATGTGGACCGGGACCGGGTACATGTCGACGGCTTCGCGGCTCGGATGCCCGTTGTTGCCGAACATGAACTCGTTCGTGTCGTCGACACCCGTTCCGTACGCGCCGAAGCCCGCAGCGAACCAGCCGGTCGAAGCCTGCTGATACGCCTTCTGCGAGACCTCGAGCTCGAGGATCGTCGCCGCCTGAAGCATCGCGACGTGCCAGACCTGCGGCAGCGGTCCGGGAAGGCCCGAGCCGTTGAAGTCGATCGTGCTCGCGCCGGTGTTCTGGAGACAGCGATAGACCTCGACGCACATTCCGTACACGAGGAACTCTTCGAGCGCGTCCATCTCGGAGGCGCTGGAGATGTTCGTGTGCACGAGCGTCGCGGTCTCGCGCACCGTGCCGCCGTTCGACCAGGAGATCTGATCGCCCGCGGAGTACGTGAAGGCGCGAATCTCGAGGTTCGTCCACCCCGAGAACGTGTCGATGGTCGAGTAGAGCGGGCGCCACGTCCAGTCGACGATCGCCACTTCTCGCCCGTCGGCGAGACGAACCTTGGTGATCTGGTTGAGCGCGTGGACGGGCTTACCAGCCTCGTCGAGCTCGACCGTCACCGGGAAACATGCTGCGTTCTGCATGGTTGTTTCTCGTCGTCCTTGGTGGTGCCGGAGCAGCGGGTCGGAGTTGAACGGTGGTGTGTCCTCGGCCGACCCGACTGCCCAGACTCAGAACGCGTTCTTCCCGAACGCGTTGGGCCGGTAGCCGGCGCCGAGCCCGGCGACGTTGACGCTGTCGCCGTAGGTGTCGCCCACAGGGCTCATGACGATCGCGCCGAGTCCTTCGGTGCCGTACTGCGGGAGCAGTGCACGAAGGCCCGCGGTGCCATCGCCCGCGGGAAGCGCCGCGGTCGGGCCGCTGACGGCGAGGAGACCGCCGGGCTTCGCCGCATTCAGCGCTTCCGCGCCGAAGAGCGCACCGCCGCCGATGACGCTGGTGAGGCCCGCTGCGAGCCCCGCCGACGGACCGGCGACCATGTACATGGCGCCCGCGCCGACGAGCCCCGCGACCGATCCGATCAACGGAGCGAAGCGGTAGAGCGTCGCGCTCAACGTTCCCGGATCCGGCCGTAGGAACGCACGAAGACCGAGGGTCACGCCAGCGGTAAGAATCCCGCCTGCTGCAACCGGCACGAGCGAGCGCGCCGCGGGACCCATTGCCCCGAGTCCGCGCATCCGAATCCGACGACGACGCCTACGCTTGGCCATGATCGATTTCTCCTGAGTGTGGTTCTAACACCTACACGGTGCGAGATGCAACCCCATTTACCTACATCTTCAAGACGAGCAGAACCGCTCTCGCTCTTGAAGAGCGAAGCTCTTATCTAGCGGCGTCGCTTACGACGCGTTCCGGCCCAGTAAATAAGGCCGACGATAGCAAGCACGCCGACAGTGCCGCCCACGTACAACCACGGCTTCACGTCGGGCTGCATGAAGAAGCTGGTAACCGCATCGTCGTTCGGTCCACGCATCACGATCGCAGACATCGGCGACTGCATATGAAGGTTCGGCGTTCCGGTCGGAAACTGCCGCCGCGAAAACATGGCTCGAAAGAGAGCGTCGGGGCTTCCAGTACCGGTACCCGCCCCAACAGTGCCGAACCGAACGCCTGGGTTCCAGTTCGTCTGCATGTCAGCTTCGAGCTCCGGCTCGCACGCGCCGAGCCCGCGCAGCGTGTACGACGAACGCGGCTGCCACGTTGGGATCACAGATGACGGCGACCACGTCGGGATCACCGTGGCGCGCGACCAGACAGGGATCACGCCGAGCCCCATCGCGCCCGCCTGCCGCATCGCTGCATGCTCTGCCGCGTGGCGCACGAGCGTGTTCTGGCTGCATGTGCAGTCGACAACGTTGCCGCCAACGCCGCGGATGTTGACGCGCGGCGCGAGCTGCGGGATCGCAACCGGACGCGCAAACGGCTGCCGCGAGAACACGCTCGGCCGCGGGCCCGTTGCAAGCTGCGGGATCGCGACGGGACGATTTGCTGTGCGTCCCGGAAGATAGCCGAGCCCGCGCAGATACGTGTCGGAGCGAACAACGGTGCCAGGAACGAAGTCCCCGATGCTCTCGTACGGATGCGGCTGACGATAGGTCATCGCTTCTTCCCCTTCGTCGCCTGGTAGATCACGTACATGCCGCCGCCGAGCACCGTGATCGAAGCGGCCGCGATCAGGAAGGTGCGAAGCCCGCGGTTCTGGATCTCGTCGCCCATGATGCGGCGGACGTCGTTGATCCAGAGCCGCACGTCGTTGACGTAGACAGCATTGCCGTTCGACCACGCCGCGATCGCGCTCTCGCTCAGCCGACCTTCGGCGTCACGAAGACGCGCCGCGATCCGCTCGGAGAGCACATGATAGCGATCCATGATCCGCAGATCGTCGGACTCGCTGATGTTGCCCGCCGCGCGAAACGCGATGTAGCGCTCGAGCATGTCGTCGAGCGGCGCGATGGCGCGCGTGAAGTCGGCGACGGCAGCATTGCGAACACTCGGCGCAACATCGCCGAGTCCGCGGAAGCCACCATCGATCGTCACGACACGCATTGAGAGCCACGAGCCTTTCAATCAAGAACGAGACGGCACACCTGAGTGACCGCTCGAGCACCGCGACCGCGCTTACGCGCCGCCTTCATTGCACGACGCGCCGTCTTGAAGCGACGCTTCACGCCCGCGACCTTGTAGTAACAGGTCTTTGCGAGGCGCTTCATCGCTTGCCCCCGAACCATCCGCGCTCGACGACGCCGTAGATCACGACACCGGAAGCGGCGACGAGGCCGAGCCCGACCGCCCACCAGCCCCACGTCGGCATGACGAAGCGCGTCGGATGCACGAGGATCGACGGACCCTGTACGATCGGCCCTCGCGATGCGTCTGTGTTCGTCACCGGCCCAGCAGGCGGCGTATCGAACGGCGTCGTGCGTTCGTCGCGGATGACCTCGGCAGTCGATCGCATGAGGATGCCGTTGACGCGCGAGATGATATTCGTCCCGAGCGTGCCCATCGAGTCGTGTTCGATCGCGTCCATGAACGCATCAGCCGGCGTAGTGATCGCGGGACGAACGCGCTCGAACCACGGACGGACAGAGCCAACCTCGACAGTGACCGGCATCGCTTCGCCGATCGCCGACGAGATTCCGAAACCGACGACGAGCGCAGCTGCGAGAGCGCGGCGCGTCGAGAGCGTATAGAACGCGTCGATCCGCGCCGGCAGCCACGACGCGTCTGCGCCTGGACGCACGGCGTACGCAACGAAGGCTTCGTGGTGGACGTTGTACGCCTGCGAGAACGCGTTGAGGACAACGGACGCACGCGCCCAATCTCCCGCGACGAGCCGGTCGAAGTAGCTCGCAGCGAGGAAAGCAAGAGCACGGGTGACGGACTCGCCGTTCGCCGTGCTCTGTGTGATCGGATCGGGCACCGGACCCTCCTACGATCAGCGCTTGCTACGCCGACGCGACTTCGCCCGCTTCTTGGACTTGCCGCCCTTCTTGGGGACGAAGCGCCACTGCCCGCTCTTGCGAACGATGTAGCAGCGCGTGCCACCCCGCATCTTCTTGCTGCGCACCTTCGCGCCCTTGTAGCGCTTGGGGCACACCGCACGACTCGAGCTGCGCTTCTTCGCGCGCTTGCGACGCTTCGCCATGGATCACTTCCTCTTCCGGCGGACCTTGCGACGGACCTTCTTGATCATGCGGAACGTGCCGTCCTTGCGCTTGATCCAGCAGCCCTTGTGGCCGGAGCGCCGACGGACCTTCTTGCCCTTGAAGCGCTTCGGGCAGACGAGCCGGCCCTTCAGCCGAGTCGACTTGCGCTTGGTGGTCGAACGTCGCTTCGCACGCTTCACGCGGCGCTTCCTTCGCTTGGCCATTGTCTTCTTCCTCCGGCGCCCTAGCGCCTCACAGAGCCAGGTCACCCTGACCGATCACTTCCGACGACGGACTCGGCGGAGCTTGCAACGCCCCTTGCGACGTCCGCTCTTCACCCGACCGTACTTGCACGAGCTCTTCTTGCGACGACGAGCCATCTGCTGCGCTCCTTACTTGCGAATCTTCATGACGGGGTTCTCGCCAGCGGCGGAGAGCTTGCCCATCGCGCGGGCTGCCGACTTCTGCGAAGCGAAGCACTTCACCGAGCGCCTCTTGCCCGCGATGCGCACGCAGAAACGGCGCGCTCGCTTGGTCTTCGTACTCCGACGTGCGCGCTTCGCGTGCGCCTTCTTCGGGCGGCAACGTCCCTTGCGCTTGCCGCTCTTGAAGCGGCCGCGCGAGCCGCACGCAGTCTTCTTCCGACGAACCTTCTTGCGAGCCATCGCTCAGCCCTTTCGCTTCTTGAAGTAGACGGCGCCCGCGACGAGCCCCGCGATGAGCGCACCGCCCGCCACCCACGCCCACGTCGGAACCGACGAGAAGACGTCGCCGACCGCGCCAGTGCCCGCGTTGCTGACCGAGAGCCGAGCGCCCTCCGCCTCTGCAACACGGTTCAGCACGATCGTTTTCGCGCCGGGACAACCCATCGTCGGCGATCGCGCCGCCCCGAGTCCGTACGTCGCACTACGTTGTTCCACAACGATCATGTACCACCTGCACCTACACTATCCTACACGTTCTGGATGAAGGCAACCATTGATCGCGGGTTGCCGATCAGCGCGAGCTCGAGCTCAGCCCCAGATGAAACGCGCGACGAGGATCCCCGCGCCGAGCCCGATCGCGCCCGCAATCCATGGCGCGTACTTGCGACCGACAACGGCGACCTGTTGTAGCGGCGTGCCGTTCGGCACGACGTTGAGCGGCGACGACGGCGTGACCGGAGTCGGCTGCGCGTACGTGTTGCCTGCGGGAAGATCTGCCGGCGAGAGCCCGCTGCCCGGGATGATCCCAACCTGAGCCGGCCCGAAGAGCGAAGCGCGCCCCGCGCCCGTCGCGAGAATACGCGGCTGCGCGAGCGGCGCGATCATCGGCGTCTGCGCCTGTGTCGTCTGCTGCTCGGCACGCGTTGGCGCGGTGCGCGGAGCACGACCTTCGTACACCGCATTGCGAATCTCCTGCCGCACGACGTCGGGCGTCGCTGCCTGATAGACCGGATGGTACGTCGTAGGGAGGGTCATGCCGTCTTTCGCTTTCTTGCAAGCTTGGCGATTACGAGGCCGACCGTGAACGCGCCGAGTCCGGCCGCGATCGGGATGCCCCACTGATCGATGAACGAGCCTGCCGCCGTCGTGGTCGTCTGCGGCATGATGTTGAGGCGTTCGTAGAGATGTAGGCCGCTCTGCTCGGAGACGCGGCGCATGGCTGCAACCTGTGCCGCCATCGCCTGCGACGTAAGCTGCACCGTTGGCATCGTCATATTGACGTCACCCAGACCACGAACGTCGAACGAGATGATCGCCATGTTTCACTCCGAGAGTAGAACGTATCCGATGCCGAGGGCAGCGACGAGCGCGACGCCTCCGAGGATCAACGTAGTCGACGGCTTGCTCGAGCTCGTCGTCGACGGCGCACTCGGCGCGGGATGCGGCGTCGTGAAGTACTCCACCATGCCGCCGCGCTGGCGCTCTGACTGCTCAAGCGCGCCGGGCCCGAGGATGTGCGTGAAGTCGCAGTCGCCCGATGCGCTGCGACGCGTGAGCGGAAGCGGACAGTTCCAGCCGCCAACACCCGCACCGACAGCGGCGACGAGCGCGTCGGCAGCAGTGCCGAGGATCTGCATCACGGCGCCTGCGACCGGATTGACTGCCGAAGCGAGCCCAGCCGAGACGCCGAAGAATGCGCCCGACGTCGCGCGAAGACGCGCAGTGTTGATCGTGCGAATCGTGTCGACGAACTGCTGAACGGGCATCTGCACGCGGCCGTTCTGCGCCCAGATCATCAGGTTCTGCGCCCACTTCTCCATGCCGTAGAGCACGAAGACCTCGAAGGCGGTCTCTTGGATGTCGCGCGCGACGGCCGCGTAGTAGTCCATGATATCGCCCGCAGCGGGGACCATGAGCTGCATCCAGCCATCCTGGCGAACACCATCGCGGGTGTCGGTGCGCGGCGTCGCGCCGAGGTTTGTCCAGAACGTTCGCTCGGCGTCAGTCAGCACGCGGATCGATCCGACGACGAGGCCGGTGCCAGGATGTTGTCGCAAATGCTCGGCGAGGATCTCCGGTGCGAGCGAGAATGGGTTGAGGAACCACCCCTTCGTCTGCATCGCACGACGAACCGCGGCCGTTGTTCCCGGGGCGCCAGCCGTCCCCGCCGCAGCACGTGCGGTGAGCGACAACGAGCGCGGATCGACTGCGCCGCCAGGACCATCGCCGAAGCCGAGCCCGCGAAGACCGCGCACGCCGGAGGTGCCGGGCGTGACGACAACCGGCGCACGCGGACGACCGCGCACGTCCTGCACGAAGTCCGTCGCGCGGTGGTACATCGGGAAGTAGGCGAACGGCCGAACTGAGCCGTCGCCCATTACCGCAGGCTCGTCGCCAACGAACCCGAAGCCGGCGGGGAAGATGACGCACGGATAGCCGCGGTCGACCGCCGAGCGCAGCATTGTATTGACGAACGCATTGCCGTTCGCCCAGAGATCGCCGGGGAGCGACGCGAGCGCTGCCTTCGTGTTGTAGTCGGTCGGAGGCGTCCCGCCGATCATCCACACGTTCAGGAGGTTCGTGTCATCGAGCGCGCCGTCGATGAGCGACGCCATCGACTTGAGCCAGCGCATTCGCTCATCGACGCCCGCCGGCCGTTGACCCGAGAGCGCACGGAGCTGGCGCTGCTTGTCGAGGAACTTCTCCTTGCGAAAGAGGAGACACTCGATCACCTCCGCAGTGCACGGAACGTTGTAGTAGGTCATCAGCGGACGACAGGCCTTGATGTCGCGCTTCTGAATGAACGGCGCAGGCCAGCTACGACCTGCGCACGAGGAAGCATCACCGAGACCGCCGTTCAGGATGACCATTTCGTTCACTTCAGGATGACGTACGCCGCGAGACCGACGGCGCCGAGGATGCCTGCGCCGATTGCGATCTTCGTCCAGTCCATCCCCGCAGGCGCTTGCTGTTGTTGCTGCGAGTAGAGTCGCGCGAGCTCGGAGCGCGCCGCCGCGAGCTCCCACGCCGACGGACCGCCCTGGACCGACGGGTTGCTGCCCTGCGAGGTGTCCGCTTGATCGATCAGGTCGCAGAGGCGCGATGCGGTCGTGAGCGACGT